AGGGTTCCACATGGTTGTAGTGCGAGTGCCACAGCACGAACTCGACGCGGGGCGTTACAGCCGCTTTACGGGCCATATCCGCCGCCTTTACAGCCGACATTCCGCCTCGGCGCAACAGGTACTCCTCCACACGCCGTAGAACGAACCGGATCTCGTCCCCGGACACCATGAACTCGTTCCCCGCGTTGCCTCCCGCCGACGCCACGTTCAGCGTGTTCGTCAACTGCACCCACGAGAACTCTTCCAGGAGCAGACCTTGCTCGACAGCTGACATCGGTGCGTCCGACTTCAGCTCGTACTCCCGTTGTACACGGAAGCCCAGCCCCACGACCTCCTTCCGCAGGTTCCTTCCGAGGTCGAACTGCAACTGAGCGTGCTCCTCCAGAGCCACCAGCCCCCGATCCAGCACCGAATCGGCTAGCGGCCTCCCGAACAGTCCGCCGATCGGCATGTATCCCGTGTCAGTCATCGAACTCCACCTCTCTGTTGTACCTATTGGTGCGCGCTTCCAAGTCCGCGCGCTGACGGGCGATGTCTTCGTGTTCCGGCTCGTCCCCGGCGTACACCGGCAGTGCAGCGACCGGATCGTTGTTCACGAGTGGCCTGGCCATGCGTTGGCGCATCACACGAGCGCGTTCGCTGGTCGTCAGCTCGCGCGACCCTTCGCCCTCGAAGCGCCCGATGGACCCTTCTCCGCCGCCGTACTCGGTGTGCGTGTTGTCCGGGTCCGGCGTACCCTCCAGCCGAGCCATCAGGCCACGTCCGCAGTCGTGAGGGTCTTGCCCGAGTCCGCCGCCACCTGAGCCACGCCGCGCCGTTCGAGCACCTTCAGCTCGTCCTGGTAGTACCGGCGCAGTGCGTCCCGGTTCTCGTGGTGCACGAGCGCGTAGGCCCGACGACGAGCCACGTCCGCCAAGACCGGGTGCACGTTTGCAGCCGGGAACAGCGGAGCGACGTCCTCGATGTCCGTCGGACGCCCGGAAGGCCGGTGCCGCGTCTTGAACGTCTGCTCGTACTTGCTGACCTTGCTGAGCTGTAAAGCAGCCATCTTCTTGTTCCTCACGCTTGAAGACTCCCTTGTTGAAGCCTGAATGAAGTTTACCTGAGGCCACGCTAATCCGCATTTGAGACCCCATTCCGTACAGAAGCACCTATAGGGAGAGAGGGAGAGAGATCTCTTTCAGTGTGTGTAGTTAGTAGTAGTAGTTCAAGGAGGGCGTTTTCTGCGCCAACCGAAAACGCCGAGCCGAAGGCACCCCGGCTCCGCCGACAATCTCCGGCATGCCCCACAATCCCCACAATCGCTCCACGGGGTTGATGGCTTCTGCGAGAGGGCGTGCCACAATACCTCGCCCACACGCCACAATCGCACACAGTTTCGAGCGACGAACGAGCAGCGACTGTGTGCGATTGAGAACTGTGGGAGGGTTTCCGTAGAGAGGGGCTCTGCTGAGACGGATCGGCTCGGCGTTTTCTTCCCGAAAACCCACAGTTTACTGAGGTCCGGAAGGCTTCACCCCCGACCCCATCTCGGCGGACCACAATCGCGCGGCGAGGGGCGATTGAGGCGTACCACGCAGACCGAGGATGTTCGCGATATGCAATGTGTCTGCGAGAGGGGTGTGCAAACGGACCGTTACGAGGGCATCTAGCTCCGACGAGCGCAGATCTGGACGCCACCAGCCGTCGGTATGCACAGCAGAAACGGGCCGGTTCTCTACGACTGCAGCGATCCGCGCGGCCTCTTTCTCAGCTCGACGGGCCGCTGCAGCCTTCACCGAAGCCTCAGACGCGCGCTTTACAGCGGCAGAACGCTGAGCTTTTTGGAACTCGCTCTGGTTTGGACGAGCCGAATACTCCCGCACTGGACCGCCATGACGCTTCCGAGCTGCGTAGTCGTTGGCGTAGCAGCGGCTGCACATGTCCTTGGCGTTGATCGGGACGGTGTTGGGGTAGACAGCCTCGTTGGTGTTCTTCGGACGCAGCATCCGACCGCAGTCGCCCTGACACACCTTGGGCCATTCGACCTTCTTAGGCATCTGCTACCTCGCTGTTGTGCCGGAGCCAGGCGGTCTGTCGCAGCTCGTGCTTGTCGCGGCTGTGCTGCACAAAGTACCATGCGCGTACTTTCTGCAGGAGCGCTTTGCGGAACCATCTGCGACGCCGAATCATACGCTCCTCGTACACGAACAGCCCGTAGTCGTACCGGTCGTCGCCGTGACCAGTGCCGGTATCGTAGCAATACGAGCCGATCCTGTAGTTCGGAGGGAGCGTCTTCTTCCTTTTGAGCTGCATCAGTAGCCCCTCTCGTGGCTCAGGACCAGCTCGCGCATCCAGTCCGGCTGGAGCATGAGCGGGTAGGCGTTCTTGTGGTACGGCTCGTCGACGACCACGACGAACTGGTTCTTGAGCCCTTCCGCCCGCTGCTGTCCGAAGGTCTGATCCATCGCATTCGAGAGAGCCTGGAAGATGTCCGGAACGAGGTATACCTGCGACATGTCGAGGACCTCGGTCATGTACCACTTGCCGCCCGGCTTGTAGAAGTCGATCTTGACCTTGCCGGGCTGGTCGCTGTAGTTCGTCATGGTGCCTCCCTGATGCTGATTACGCGGGCGTACCCGCTGGTGTTGTAGCTCTCGGCCTTCGCCAGAGCCTCTGAGATGGACGTGGCCGGGAAGTAGTCGAACCAGGTTGAAGACTCGTTGACGACACGCGGCGGATCAACAGGAGCGACCGTGGTTTCTCCTACCATCACCGGCTGAGGCGCGGTCTTGCGCTCTTGTCTGAACTCGACCTTGAACCGCATTACAGCTCTCCCTTGTAGTGCTTCCATGCGGCACGCCATGCCGCTCGCTCGCCGCGCGCCTTGACCATCTTCCGAGCCTTGCTGCGAACGCGGGCGTCGTGTCGGCAGACGTAGTAGACATGAGCGCCCATGTTGCCGAGGGCTTTCTCGTCCCAGTCGCGCCGGATGGAGTACCCCGCTCGTTTCAACTCGGGTATGCAGTACTCGTCGATCATGTCTTCGATGTACTCCATCGCATCGTTCCAAGAGTAGAACGCGCTGACGCTGGGCCACGGCCATCCGGCGCGCGTGTCAAGCGTGACGCGCCAGACCGGCGTCCCTCTGCGACTAGTGCCACGTCGGATGTGGAACAGCTTGGGCATCAGCTCTTGTGTCACGTCCACGGGTCCTTGCCTTCCTCACGCTTGAGTTGCTTGACGAACTCCAAGTGCATCCCGCACAAGGCGTCGCCGTGATAGACGGTGATGGCGTTGCTCGCGTACTGCGCGCCCGTCTGAACCTTCTTGTACGCCCACAAGCACCTCGCGCACTTCACTCGAACCACTCGTCCTCGTGTCCGAACTGCTCTTGGAACTTCTCTACGCCCGCGTGCTGGATCTTACGCAGACGGAGCAGCGCGTGACGCTTGGCGTCGTTGACGTGGTCCGGCCCCGGCGTGTACATGCCGAGATCCTTGAGGCGGCTGTTCTTGTAGGTCGTCAGCGCGTCCGACGGGGTCTGCGTGTAGAGCGGGATGCCGCCTTCGGGGATGGTCTCCTCGCCGAGGGGCTTCATCACGGACATGCGACTCTGGATCCCCGCGCGGATGCGGACCGGCGCGAGGAAGTCCTCGTCCTGGCTCATCTTGCGGATCACGAATGACTCACAGCCCGTGAGGAGGCCTGGCTCCTGGTCGAGAGAACGCCTCAGCCGCAGGAAGCGGTTCACCTGGCCGTTCAGACCATCCTCCGGCCCATAGAGGAACAGCTCCGAGTATCCGAGTATGGCCCGCGGGATGGGCTGTCCGCCGAACAACGCCTTCGGATCGAACCACAGCACCGCGACGCCGGACACAACACCGGGGTCGATCCAGAGAATGCGAGGCCACCACAGGTACTCGTCTGCGTTGGTCGAGTCCCAGCGCCCCTCTGGATCCTTCTTGTAAAACTTCGGCATCGGCTCCTTACCCTTCCACCTGTGCGGCGCGCGGCGAAATGCCGTTGCTGGAGTCCTTGATCGACTGGACGACCCCGTCGCACCACTTGGATCGGGAGCCTTTGTGCTGCCACTGCCCCGCGAAAGTGCCGACGTTGTTCTCTTCGATGACGACCCGGTAGATCGGACGCTTGCAGTTCTTGCACGTGTTCGCTTCATGAGGCATCTCTCAGCTCCTGAATCTCTTGCATGACACGGACGAAGCCGTCGTACACGCCCAGTCGCTCGGACTCGTCCTTGATGACGCTCTCGTCCAAGCTGTCTGCCAGGCCGCGCAGCTCGGACAAGGCGTGGTCGAGCGCGACCTGCTCCTTGGCGAGCTTCTCGTTCATCCACTGCCACGAGTGGTCGTACGAGCCGTCGACCATGAGCCGATTGATCGCAGCGATCTGGTTCTCGATCTGCTTCTGGCGGCGGGAGTCGAGGGCGTCAGCGCGCTTACGAACCAGCGCCAACTCCGCTCGGAGGTTCGCCAGCTCAGCCGTGGTCGGAACCGAGGCCGCCATCAGAGCACCTCGATGCCGAGGAGCTGCATCAGGCGGCGGCTCATGGCGTAGTTCGAGATGTTGGCTCCGTCGTTCGCCTGCGTCACGAGGGCGTCGAGGGCGCGCCTTTCGATCTGCAGCTGACTGACCTTGACACCGTTGTCTGCGTAAACCAGGGTAGCGTCCGGGGGCGTGGTCGGCCCGGCGACCTTCTGCACAGGGACTTCGATACCGCTCAACGCCTGTTTGAGACCACGCGAATCCTCCTGCAGGACGCTGCTCTCCGACGCCTTCGAGTCGCCCCAATCGCCGTCGATCGCGGCGACCTTCTCAGGGATCTGTTCTTCGAGGAACTTGATGATCTCGTCGTACGTCAGACCTCGCGTCTGCGTGCCAGCACGACTCGGTGCGATGCGGCGGTAGATCTCTTCGAGAGCTGCGTCCCAGCCGTCCTTGTGCTGGTCGGCGACCATGTGGTCGTAGTCTGTGCTGGACATCTTCGGACGCATGTCCTCCGGCTCGGCCTGATCGAGGTCGACCTCGCTGGTGCCTTCGCGCCCCTCGCCGCCGCGCGGACCGAAGGACGAGATGTTCAGGACCATCGCGACGTCGGCGGCGGTGACCTCGTCGATCTTGATGACACTCAGGACGGTGGCGATGTCAACGTGGCCTTCGTGCTGGTGGACGCTGAGGACGGTGGTACTGTCGATCCAGACGCCTTCTTTGATAAGAACGAGCATTAGAGTCTTCCTCCTTGCCACGAATCTTCCGTGACCTTGATTGCAAACGAGTATTCCGAGTGGTCGAGCTGACCGCCCGGAGTGTAGATGTTGCGCTGGTACTGCTCCTTGTCGACCCCGATGACGGTGCAGAGGGAGGTCGCCACCATGGACAGCGACCCCCAACCCTGCTGCGCATCGAAGCCCGGTAGCGTGATGTTCTTGCCTGAGCCGCGTCGATCGATCAGCTCTGCTACGAGCGTGTGCGACTCCAGAGGGCCGAGGTCTTCGTCCTCGTCTTCGATCGACAGTTCGCCGATCTCCTGGACGACCTTCGCCTCGAAGTCCTCTCCGGGCATCAGCATGTGCGTAGCGCCGTCGAACAGCTCCGAGAGCTTCATCCCCAGACCAGCTTCCCGATCTGGTAAGCCACCCACAGGAGCCCATAGGCGATGAGCCCCAGCCCGGCGACGCAGATGACGATGGCGATGACCGTGGCGGACTTGTCGTGCTTCTTCTCGCTCACTCGAACTCCACCACCTTCGAGCCGTCCCAGCCCATGTAGTTGTTGTTCGGGTCGCGCAGACCGCCGTTGGGGATGGATGCACTACGCACCCAGTGGATGCCGGTGCCCTTGGGGACGCGGTTGCCCCAGATATCGAACTCCATGTCCGACGAGAGGCGCGCCGAGTGCGGGTCGAGCAGCCACTCGGCGGGGTTGATGCCGGGGATGTTGTACTCCGGCGCTCCCTCGATCCACCGGCTGCTCGGGACACCCATCGCGGCGAAGGCGTCCACCCGCTCTCCGATGCGGCTGGGTCGGTCGAAGTCCGCTCCGAAGGCACGACGCCCGAGCGAGAACTCGACGGGCTTGATCTCGGCGACGAGGGCGTCGTACTGCCACCGGCTGGAACGAGTGACCTTGTAGCGACCGTCGCCCATCTTGAACCAGTGATCGGCCTCCCCGTCTGTCGGCTCTTCGCTCTCGAACACGTCGTACGTCGACTTGGAGCCGAAGTCCTGCATGGCTCGGACCATCGCAGCGATCACGAGCCGCCACTCGAACTGCGCCTGGTCGCCGACGCGCTTCGACATGGTGTCGTAGAAGCTGCGGAGGTTTGTGATGTAGTTCAGGCGCGTGACGACGTTCGTCGGCATGAGACCGCGAGCCTCTTCGGCGGGCATGCCGTCGTTGACGAGGCCGTTGTAGGCGAGGGAGACGGCTTCGACGGCCTGATCCCAGATCTTGCGGTGCAGCTGAGGCTTGTTGGTCCGGCGCGCCTCTTCCATCGCCATGTCGTCGAGCTGCTCGTAGGTGAAGCTGCCACGAGCCAGCCCCTGCTTGACGAGCTTTTCTCCGAGTTCGTCCATGTACTCTTCCTAGAACACGGTGTCTCGCAGCGACGGGGGCAGGGCGACGGCGGTGGCGAGGTCTTCCTTGACGGCGAAGCGCGTGGACTCCTGCGCGAACGCTGCGGTGCGCTGTCGGACCATCTGGTGCGTGATCCCGCGGTGGACGCCCTCGATGAAGAAGTGCAGCGACACGGTCTCCAGCGGCATGGTCAGCACCGTCTTCTGGATCTGCTCCAGATAGTGGCGGCGCTCCTCGTCGGTGATGTCTGCGAGGTCGTGGGTGTACTCGCCGAGGTACGTCTTGCATGCCGCGGCGATCTGCCCCAGCGGGTCCGGCGAGCCGTTCAGCAGGAACGCCTCGGGGTCCTTGGACGCGTCGGACTTCTCAGCGGTGAACATGAACTCGTCCGACCACTTGCTGATCTCCTGGCCGGTCATGCGCCGACCCTCCATCCGTTGGCTCGGGCGACCTGGTCGCGCAGCGTGAAGATGTCGACGAGGACGCCGATGCCGAGGAAGCCCAGTGTAAACAGGTACGCGATGGCCTTGCCGGGGCGTCCGAGGTAGAACAGGTGCGCGCCCTGCGCTCCGAAGAACAGCATCCAAGGGAAGGCGACCGACTCGCGCTTGTCGCCGACGCGCTCGACGTACTGCAGCGGCATGAGCGTCTGGGGCTCCTCCCTCTGCAGAATGGGAGTTGTCTGGGGAGGCTTGACCGCGGGGTCGTGGTGCCCCCAGGTCGCCTCTGACTTGTTGTTGGACATTCTAAGCCTCCAAGGCTTCGATGGTGCTGGTGGCGACGAGGTTGTTGCCGTCGTCGTAGGTCTCTGCGAGGTACACGTAGGTGTCCAGACCCGGCTTGGGCAGGGTCCAGGTGCGGCTCTTGCGCTTCTTGGCAATCTTGCCGAGGACGAAAGAGAGCTGCTTGTTCAGCTCGGAGAGGTCGCCGTGGCGCTCCCCGGCTTCGAGTTCGAAGGGTGCGATGCCGCGGGCCTTGCCGACACGCCCGTCCTTCGGGGTGACGAGGTACTTCGCGCCCATCAGCCGAGGATGGAGGGGTAGACGGCGCGGTCCTGGTTGAAGTCCTTGCGCGGGCTGAACACCAGTTCACCCTCGTTCTGGAGAGCCTCGTTGTAGCCTTCTCCGGAGGTGGCGAAGCGCTTGCGGCCGACGCGGTAGGGCTTGGGGTCGAGCGGGAGAGCCTCGGAGGGGTTGAACTCGACGGCGTCGCGGACGGCGATCTGCTTGGCGAGCTTCGCGGCCTTGCGACGGCTCGGCGCGAAGTCGCCGTTGGGACGCATCACGGGCTGACTGGAGCGGTCCTCCAGCGGCGTGCCGACTTTGGCGGGGTGGACGAACTTGACTCCGCTGCGCTTACGCAGCTTACGGGCAGTGGTGGACATGCGTTGTTCCGTTCTCTATGCCAGGCTCTTCAGCGGTGGGATGGCGCCACACCGGACCGCCGCAGCGGTTTCGCCGGTTGCTACTCAGCGGGCTGCCAGACGCGCATAGCCAGGTCGGGAAGTTCGTCAACTGTACTGACGCCGCCGGACAGGCTCTGTCGGGTGTAGCTGGCGCGCAGCGGGACGGCGTCGTAGTCTTCTTTGGTGAAGTCTCGCCCCTCTTCAGAAGCTTTCGCCTGTGCCGCCGTAACGTCTGCGTAGTGGGGATATGTGCTGATGAGGCGATACGAGATGCCGGTGGTGTTGTCAACGTAGAGCGAGCCGATGCGGTCCATGGTTGGGTCCTTCCCCAGGTGTTCAGCGGGTCCTTCCCGCGTAGTACTACTATCCCTCGTGTTCGCGAGATTCGCAAACTATTCCGCGATCTTTTTCTGTAACTGTGGGAAAAAGTTTCTCAAGAGCGCTCGCTCCCCAATAGAACCACAGGAACACGGCGATCACGCCGAGCAGCCAGATCGGCGTCAAGTCGATCATGCGCCCAGCTCCTGACGACCGCGGGCAGCCTCGGTCGATCCGGCGTTGCGGTCGAGCGACACAGCGCTGGCTGCTCGCTGACCGGCGACCTGCCCGGCGTAGTCGCGGTTCTTCTGGGCCTGCTTGCGCCAGTAGCGCTCCTGACGAGCCTCTTCGCGCTCTTCCTCGCGACGCTCCTTGTCGAGGAATGCGGCGCGCTGCTTGTCGGTCATGCGGTTGAGCATGGTCTCGCGCGCCTGTCGCTCGGCGGCGGCCCGCTCTTCTCGAGCCTGCTGATACTCGCGCATCTCCTTGCGGACCTCGTCCGGGTGCAGATCGGGGTGCGCCGCGTAGACCTCTTCCTTGATCTCCTGCGACATGTCGTACAGCACGACTGCTGCGCTCTCGTCGACCTCGCCCGCGGCGTCCGCGGCCATCTTCTCCAGGCGCGCCCTGATGCGGCTCGTGAATCCGTCCGAGAAGTCGCGTCGGTACTGGCTGTGCGTCTGCGTGGCGACGGGCGTCGTGTCCCCGATGACCCTCATGTGGCGCTTGTACGCACCCAGGAGCTTGTGGTAGTAGCCCGTCGGATACGTGTTCGACATTTCCTCGCCGGTGATGCGGTGCGTCCAGCGCTCGGTCTTCATCGACTCGCGGCTGGCGTGCCCGTTCTGCTGGGCGATGGAGTCTATCTGCGACCAGGGGTATCCAGCTACCTTGAAGTTGTAGATGTTGGCGTCGTATCCGATGGACTCGTCCCACTTGGGCTGCAGCTTGCGCAGGAACTCGAAGTAGATCTGCATGTACTGCTGCTCGACCCAGACGATGTCGTCGTGCATGCCGAACAGCTCGGTGTCGTACGAGCTAGTGATCACCAGCTGTACACGGTTGTGCTTGCAGATGCCGCTGAGGATGGCGCGCATGCTACCCAGGAACTCGCTGTAGTCGCCTTCGTGGATGCGGAACATCTTGCGCTCGACGGCGCGACGCTCTTCCCGGGTCTGCGCAGCACGGGCGGTGGCTTCCTCGATGGCGTGCTTGGCCATGAGCCGGTTCGCCTGTGTGAGCGCCGTGTCGGCCTCGTGCGACGGGGTGTTCGGGTGTTCTGCGATGGCGAGGAGAGCGCGGACGCGGTCGAGGATCTTGTCGTTGGCCATGATGGGTCCTTCCCGAGGTGGCTTGTGTTACGAGCTTACGTTGTTATGCGAGATTAAGCAAGGAGGAGGGCCGAAGCCCTCCCGGAAACTTTAGTTCGTGAGCTGGATGGTTCCCTCGGCCAGTTCGGCTTCGATGCTGGCCGACATCTTGAGGCAGCGCTTGCAGGTGACCTGGTCCACGAAGGGAGTGGAGTTCAAGTCCTTGATCGTGGTGTAGCAGAACGTCACGCCCGAGTCGTGCTCCATGCGACCGGTCTTCTCGTTGCGGACCGCGGCGGTAGCGAGGTGCTTGATCACGATTTTCCCTCCGGCTCGGGTCCTTCCCTTGCCTTGTAGTACTAGTATGCTCTATGAATTGCAACTTCGCAACTCCAAAAGCAAACTTTCTAGAAAAAGATTCCGGAGGGCGGGGCAGCCCGAGAGCCACCCCGCGCAGCCGCCTAGAGTTGGACGTTGAAGATGGGGTCGACGGGGTCGGCGCTGGTTTCGTCTTCGGTGGAGAACACATCTCCGTTGGAAGCCAGGTAGACCCATTCGCCGTAGCCCGCGGAAGTGTTGACCGAGCCGAAGTACAGCCACACCAGGGGCTCGTGGTCGACGCCGCCGTGGATCTGGAACTGGCCCGACCAGGCGAAGCCTTCTTCCAAGACGTCCAGAGCCCCGACGCGCTCATAGCCGAGGGTGAGAGCAGCGAGGGTCTTTTCCGCGAGGTCGGAGTAGTTGAACATTTTCTTGCCTTTCCAGAAGTAGGTCCTTCCCGCTTCATAATTACAGTCTACTCCACAAACTGCAATTTCGCAAACTTTCTTTTGTACCCCGGGCGGGAGTCGAACCCGCAACCAGCTGATTTTAAGTCGGCTCGCTCTTCCATTTGGCGTACCGAGGCTAGCCAGGCCGGGGCTGCGAACCCCGACCCGACCAGTCTACCGGACTAGCTGAACAGCCCGCCGACGCCTCCCGCGTACATCATCCCCTCGTCGATCACGCGGTCGACGAACTCCGTCTCGCGCTTCGTGTGGAGGACGTTGCGACGTCCGTTCTCGGACAGCCCGCCGAACTCGTCGAGGTTGCCGACCAAGAGGCTGTCCTTGTTGGCTTCCAGGATGTTGTCCTCTGCGGAATGCAGGGAGTCGATGATGTTGGTTCCGTCGATCGAGATGCCGGAGTCGATCAGGATGACGAGCAAAGCGTCGGCGATGGAGATCTTCATGGTCTTGCCTTTCTCAGAGCCGGTCCTTCCCGCCCTGTAGTACTAGTATCCTCCAAAGTTGCAGTTATGGCAAACTATTCTCAGAAAAACTTCTAGGCTATTTGCAAGTAAGCGATATATCGCCGATTCTGTGCTTAGGAGAAGGCCACAGCCCTTGGTGGGAGCTGTGGCCTTCGGTGGAGCTAGATGTTCCGGGACTCGTCGATCACCCGGTTGGCGCGGCGCACCTTGGACGCCATCAGGAGGGCGGCTCCGCCGACGAGGATGATCAGACCGAGGCCGAGACCCATGCCGATCTGCAGCGGGTTGCTACCGGTGTAGGCCAGCCCCTCCGGCGTGTCGACCGCTGCGACCCGCTGGGCGGGGGCGTTGTCCGTCACGAGGATGGGCGCTGCGACCCCGGGGGTCGCGACCGGCGCGGGAGCCACGGGCGTCTCGGTGGGCGTGGGAGGCGTGGTCTCCGTGGGCGGCGTCGGCTCGTCCGTGGGCGGCACGACGACGGGCGGGACCTCGGCGACGGGGCACTCCTCGGCGGTCAGCGCGGGGAAGGACCAGCTCTGGTCAGCCGCGGTCACGGTGTAGCCGACCTCGTTCGGGGCGATGAGCGTGCCGTCCGCATCGGTGTGCAGCGCGGTGCCGGCAGCGACCGGGTACTCGATCCCGTTGATGGTGTAGACGACGTCGACGTTGGAGCCGGTGTTGTCGAGGACGAAGGCCGCGCCGTCGCAGGAGAGGTAGTCCTGGATCTTCGGGACGACGACGTCGACCACGGGCGGAGTGGTGACGGGCGGGGTCGGCTCTTCGGTCGGCGGGACGACCACGGGGATGCAGGCCGGGTCCGACTTGCCGGACTCGTTGATGTCGAAGGCGTAGTTGCCGTCACCGCTCTTGACGACGAGGGTGTAGGTGTGCGGCACGGCGGGGTCGAGCGCCTGCGAGTAGGCGAAGCCCTCGGAGCCGAAGGTGCTCGTGCCGAGGTCTACTCCGTCGATGGTGCCGCCGACCGTGCTGCCCGAGGGGTAGTTGGTGAGCATGATGCCGATGCTGGTGCAGGTGATGTCGACGGTCTTGTCGTGGGCCGACGCAGCCGATGTGGCGACGAGCGCCCCACCCAGGCCGAGTGCAGCGATGGCGCTCATCGCCGCGATCTTGCGAGCGTTCATGTTGATCTCCTTGTGATCTGTATTGGGTTGTTGCGAGTGGATAGGCCAGGGTTCGAACCTGGATCTTGCTCTCGTCGTTCTGAGGGGTGCACCCGCTGCTCTGCCAATTGAGCTACCTACCCGGGATGGTCGTTCCACGGAGACCAATCCGTCCTAGTCAAGCAGGCTGTTGGGAAAAAGCCCGTCATCGCTTAAGTGGTCGTCAACCAGGTGGTCCCAGTCTGTTCACCGTCTTTTTCGGATATGTAGTTGTGCGGGTCTCTTGCCGTGTTCCTCGCAAGGTAGCTTTTCGAGACCCGAGCCGCCACATCAATGTCGGCTCGTAGACGAGTATGCTCCATCGTTTCCGAGAAAGCAAACTAATTCCGAGAAATATTTTCAGTCCGGGTCGATCACATAGATCTCTGTAGCCTGGACCGTCTTACCTTGGAATGGGAACTTCTTCGTGACTGCGATGATGTAGTCGTGGTTGAGCTTGGCGTCCCACAGTCTCGCCTTCATCTCCTGGTAGCGGAACCGCGGCACCTTCACGGTCATCAGGCCGCGCTCGTCTTCCATGTACAGAGTCATGGACTCCTTGAGATCCGGCTCCTTGACCGTCTTGGGGTCCAGCTCCTCGCCGGTCCGGCTGCGGTGGTCCTCGAAGAGGTCCTTCAGGTTGCGGCTCTTGAGGATGCCCATGACCGTCTGACGGGTCTCCACTGCGTCGTAGGGGATCTCGTCCGAGAAGCAGTTCGGCAGCGGGATGCCGGGGAGGTCGCCCTTGCGGATGCAGCGCTTGATCTCGTCGGAGTCGCGCTTGACCTTGTAGACGCCGAAGGGGTCGTCCTGTTCGGCGAACTCCTCGATCTTGCGGATGGTGCCGGGGCCGACGCCCTTGACTCCGAGGCGCAGATCCTCCCACTCTTCGATGCCGATGTCCCGGTCGAACTCCTCGATCAGCGCTGCTGTCTTCTGCCCCACACCGGGGATCTGGAGGAAGCCCGCCTGGACGCCCTCCTGCACCGGCTTCCAGGAGATGCCGCTCTTGCCGGGCATCGGAGGCAGCACCTGCAGTGTCCGGCCGAAGCGCGGGTCCGACATGTCCCGCATCAGCGCCACGGACTTGTCCCGGGCAGACTGGTCGCCCATGCCGATCTTGTTGAGCTGGCTGGCGTAGAACTCGCGAGGGTGGTGCACCTTGAGCCACATGGCCCAGAAGCCCAGCATGCTGTAGCTGACGCAGTGTGCGATGTTGAAGGCGTACGTGCCAGCCGTGACCATGCGCTTCCAGATCTCGCGAGCGGTCGGCTCGTCGATCCCGTTGCTGGACGCACCTTTGTAGAACTCGTCCCACAGCGCGTTGAACGCGGACTCGCCCTTCTTGGAGCTGATGATCTTACGGATGGCGCTACGGTGCGTCCAGGGGAGCTTGCCGATGTCGCCGCAGATCTGGAGGATCTGCTCCTGGTAGATGATCTGTCCCTCGGTCGGCTCGCAGATGGCTGCGACCATCGGGTGCAGGTCGTCGCGCTCCTGGTGACCTTGCCGGATGGCGAGGAAGTCGCCGGTGCTTCCGGAGTGTAGAGGGCCGGGGCGCGACAGAGCGTTGATGGCGGCGAGGTCCATGAAGTTCGTGGGCTTGAACTCCTCGACGACCATCTTCGTAGTGCGCCCCTCGAACTGGAAGATGCCCACGACGTCCGCCCTGTTGAACGCGTCCAGGGTGTCCTGGTCGTCCAGAGGGATGTCGTAAAGCTCTTCCAGAGACATGTCCAGCATCTTGATGGCGTCGGCGATCATTCCCATAGTGCTGAGCCCCAGCGCGTCGAGCTTGAGCAGACCCAGCGACTCGCCATCGTACTTGTCGACCGAGAGGACCTTGAGCGAGGTCTTGTTGGCTCCGACGTTGTGCTTCGCGTAGGTGGCGACGTAGTGGTTCAGCGGCTCCTGCCCCACGACGATGCCAGCCGCGTGTACTCCGAAGTTCTTGTAGTTACCCTCCAGGGTCATCGAGTGGTACAGCTCGGGGTACTTGTCGAAGACCTCCTTGACCTGGGGGAACATCGCCACGGTATCCTCGATACCTGCGTCGAAGCGGCTGTCACCTCCGGAGCGCTCGACCAGGAAGTTCTTGGCGCTCTCGATCTCGTACTTGGGCAAGCTGTAAACCCGCGCCACATCATCGATGGCGTTCTTGCCGCGGAAGCGGGTGAACGTACCGATGTTGCCGACGCGATCCTCGCCGTACAGCTCGATGAAGATCTTGCGGACCTCGTCGCGACGCTCGTCTTCGATGTCGGTGTCGACGTCGGGGAGATCGTGACGATTCGGGTCGATGAAGCGCTCGAACAGCATGAGCGGGTACTCCATCGGGTTGACCTCTGTCATGCGGATGAGGTAGCACACGAGCGATGCGGCGGACGATCCGCGCGCCGGGCCGATAGCGATGCCTCGGTCCTTCGCGATGCGCAGCACCTCCGACAGCACCAGGAAGTAGTCCACGAAGTCCTTCGAGATGATCAGCTCCATCTCGTACTTCACACGCGCGGAGTACTCCTTCTTCTCCGCCGGGGTGAGGCGCTTGTCGAGGCCTCGGTACTTCCAGCCCTCTCGACACCAGTGCCAGAGGACGTCTGCGCTGGTGCGCTCTCCCATCGGCTTTTCGGCAGGGCGCGACTTCCTGCGCGGTGCTGGGGCGGGTCCCACGGCGCGAACGCGGCGTCGCTTAGCGGGTAGCGGATTCGATCCATCTTGGGTACGCTGACGTTGCATCGTTCTGCAATCTCTCCTGTGTGAATGATGGCTGCTTGCGCCTCGCCGCGGGTGAGGCCGGTGCGGATGAGGTCGTTCAAGATCTCGTCGTCGCTGAGCGGATAGGTCAGCAGGATCCCGTACTCCCAGTCTGCCTCGGCTGCTGCGACAGTGCCGGTCTGACGAGACGAGGCGTGCAGGATCTTCTGGATCTCGTTCTGCTCCGGCTTGGGGTAGTGGACGTCGCTAGTGGCCACCAGCGGGATGGCGTACTCCTTGGACCACTTGGCGTATTGCGCATTCAGGATGCGGGTGCGCTCCAGCCCGGGGAACCGCTGCACCTCTAGGTAGTAGCGGTCCCCCAGGAGAGCCTTGTAGCCGAGCATGACCTTGACGGCCTTGCGGTAGTAACTGTCACGCTCGGCCTTGTTGCTGGGCGGCTCGATGCCTTTGCCTCCCAGCAGGGTGCACGCCAGGTGGCTGTCTGCGCAGCCGGAGGTGGCGATGAGCCCTTCCTGGTGCGCTGCGAAGTTGTCTCCCAGCACGGTGGGCCAACGGTAGTTGTCCCGATCCCAAGCTATCGTCGTCATCTCCATGAGGTTCTGGTAGCCCGGCTGATCCATCGCGAGAACCGTCATGTGCCACTTGCGCATGTTCTTGGCCTCGCGCATGTCCATCGGTGCGCAGTATAGCTCAGAGCCGAAGATGGGCTTGATGCCAGCGGCTGTCGCTGCAATCTCCAGCTTGACATGGCTCGTGACGTTGCCGTGTTCGGTCAGCGCCACTGCCGTCATGCCCAGCTCCTTCACACGTGCGACGTGGTCCTCGGGAAGCCCGAAGCCGTCGCCATACGAGAAGGTCGAGTGGGTGTGCAGGGAGACGTACTTCATCAGAACCCCATGTCGTTTTCTGCGTCGGCTTGAGCCAGGATGCGCTCGTTCTCCTCCTGCACCGCGACCTGGTCGACGTCGATCTGCATCAGCATCGCCGAGTACACCGAGAGGTCTTCCAGCGAATCGGGATGTCCGCCGGTCGTCTCCCAGTTGTTGGTGTATCGGGTGAGCTTGACGACCATCAGCTCCAGGATGTGCCAGCGCTCGAAGTCTTCCGAGGTCTTCAGCTCGACGCCCTCGGGGAACAGGGCGCGCATGACCTGTCCGACGCGCTTGTAGTTGTCGTTGTAGACGGCGTTCCTCTGGATAAAGGTCTCACCAGCGGCCTTGAGCTGTCCGCCTACTGCGTCGCCGAAGGCGGTCATGACGTCGGCTCCGAACCGGCCTCGATGCGCTCGATGACCTTCGTGTAGACGCCGAGGAGGTCGAACGTGTCGTAGATCGTGTAGCGGTACTGCCGACCGGTTTCCAGCAGGAACGGGTTGGTGTGGGTCTCCGTGACGACCTGCTGGATGACGCCAGCGGGGAACGTCGGGACGTCGCCCGTGCCGTCGTCGTGGATGCCGATGTGGCAGATGCGCCCGCCGAGGATCTCCGAGGCGTAGTTCGGCCCTTCGAGGTACTGAAGGATCTCGACCTCGACGCCCATGTCGTAGTTGAACAGCAGACGAGCCGTGTTGGTGCCGGGCAGGCCGTGCACGGTGCCGGAGGCGACGCAGATGTCTTCGGTCCAGTCTGCGTCCTGCAAACCGAGCTGCTGCTTGATGGCGTTGGTGTCGGACTCGCTGTGCGAGATGTATGCGATCTGGTCGATTGTGCCGTTGAACTGCATGGTCAGTTTCCTCCGTTGAGAGTGATGATGGAGCCGTTGAGGGCTTCGGGGCCACGCAGGGCGAACATGAGCGCTTCCGCCACCTCGTCCTGCGTGATCCGGCGTCCGAGGACGGAGCCGGAATTTTCGTACGCGCGCGCCTGGTCCTTGGTCCAGTTGCGCGTCGCGGGGATGTCTTCTTCGAGCTGTCGGGTCATGCCCGTACCCTCGACCACGCCGGGGCTGACACCGACGATGATCGCGGCGGGAGCCAGCTCACGCGCCAGGGTCTTCACGGACATGGCCAGCGCGGCCTTGCTGGCGCAGTAGGCGGTCGACGTCCGCATGGGCTTTTCCGCGGCGTCTGAGACCACTACGGCCACGCGCAGCTCGCTCTCCGGATACATGGCGACATGCGCTCCGACCAAGAGGATGAACCCGAACACGTTGACCTCGAAGATGTTCCGGAGTTCGAATGTCTCGATCTCGTGCGCCCACTGCAGCTTCTGGATGCCAGCGCTGTAGACGATCTCGGCAAATGGGCCGTTCTCTTCGATGTAGCGCTCGATGTTCATCTCGTCGGTGACGTCGAGCCTGTTGATGTTGGGAGTATACAGGGTCTCGCCAACCATGCCGACGTTCTCCTGCACCCACAGCTCGACGAAGGTATCGCCGATGCCTCCGGTGCCGGTTCCGATGACCAGGGTCTTGTTCACGGGTTCTTCCTCTTCCAGGCTTCGAGCCAGTTGTGTGTGATGATGCTGATGTCGTCGATGTCTTCTGCGACCACGATGTCGGGACGAGCCTTGCGGAAGATCTCGTTGTGCCCTCCAGAACGCAGAGCGCCGTCCAGACCCAAGCTGATTGCGGTGATGACGTTCTCGGGAAGGTCGTCGTGAACTCCGAGGATGCGCTCCTTGCCGACGATGTCGATCAGGTCGAGGTACTTGTCCTCGCCGTAGACCACGCCGTCGACCCGACCGACGTTGCGCCCGAGCCAGAACTGGGTGTCGGGGTCGATGTTGTCGAGGCGCTGCCAGGGTCGTGTCGTGGCGATCCATACCTGCGCCCCGGCTTGCCGGAAGGACTGAACGATGTTGAGCAGGTCGTCTCTGTCGTTCGCCAGCGGCGGGATCGAGCGCTTCATGCCGCCCTGGCGATAGGCGAGCTTGATGTCCCTATAGACGTCCTTGGACAGACCGAGGGCCTCGCTGAACTCGGCGTGGTCTGCGAACTCCCAGTGGATCTCAACGGGTCGCTGGAGGTACAGCGATGCGAACCAGCGGAAGTGCTCGTAGTAATCCGCGATCGTGCCGTCCACGTCGAGTGCGACGACGGGAGCGAGAGGGTGAACCCTCATGAGTGGATCCTTTCCATGGTCTGCAGTACGGCCTCTTCGGCCTTGTAGAAAGCTTCGTGGGCGAGGATGCCCTTGGTCCAGGTGCCGTAGCGACCCAGTCGAACCACTGCGGGGTTGCAGTAGCAGTTGTTGTCGATGGGCTTCTCGACCTCCCAGACGTTGTCTCCGGAGGGTCGGTGGCTGTGCGGATACTCCGTGTTCTCCCAGCCGTGGATCCGGCTGGCTCGATACCACCAGTCGTCCGGCTCTCCGGAGCAGACGACGATGTTGTCGTCCTCGCCGCTGAACGCCCCGAAGCGCTTCACGAAGTTGGTGGACCACACCTTCTCCGAGTTGAACTCGCAGCGGTCGTCGTAGTTCCAATAGCCCTGCGTGTTGCAGAGCAGCTTGGCGGGCACGGTCGAGAGGATCAGGTCGTAATCGGTACGAGGGAAGCCCAGAGCGCCGTACTGAGTCAGCCCCTTGTCTCCGAGGTGCCACGGGGTGATGTCGCTCTTGTAGCGATCCCAGGCGGCGTCGTACGCCTCGCGGATGTCCCAGGCGTCATGCGTCCCGACGAGGGACTCGGGGCTGACGTCCACCGAGCTGTCTTCGCCGTAGACCTTGTCGCGATAGCCCCCGGTGGTGCCTTCGAGCCGGTAGTCGATCTGGAACGGGTCGCGCGACAGCCCTGGGATGGGCTGGTGCAGGTACTGAGCGCCCCGCATGAAGGACTTCCGAGGCTTGCTCAAGATGTCGATCTGGGCGCCCAAGCCCGCCGCGGCATGCGCTGCGAACAGCCCCGCGGGGCCGCAGCCGAGGATGGCGACTCGGATGGTCTTGTCAGTCACAGGTTCTTGATCTTTCTCTTGATCGGAGCGGGCAGTTCGCGCTCTCCGCTAGCGAGGAGAGCCTTGTCTCCCTTGGACAGAAGCAGGTCGTATCCGTCTTCGGTGACGATCGGCCAGATGTACGGCATGTTAGCCGGGGTGCCCTTCCAGGCAGCACCATAGGCTGCAGGGTAGCGCCGGATGAGGTTGCTCCGGTGGCTGCGCATAACGTCGGTGTCCTCGAACCAAGGCGGCACCTCGAACTCGACCCCGTAGTCGCGACGCATCTCGCGTACCGGACCGGCGACCCGGTTGGTAGCCAGGCCCGCGATGTAACCCCGCTTGGTCAGCTCCAGCGCCATGCAGACGGTGTAGGCGGCGAGGGCGACCTCGTACCCCTCCCACATCTTGCGCAGCGGGTGATTCGCGGGCAAGCCCTCCAGCGGCTCGTCGTACACCATGGAGTTGAACACGTTGCGCGCCTCGTCGTGCTGTTGGATGAGCTGCTGATCGGCCAGGTCGTCTGCGGTGTCGAGGAACGACAGTCGCGTCAGATAGGTGATCACTAGAAGTTCCTCACCATGGGCGAGGCGAGGTCGATGCCGTCCACCCAGCCCTTGCGGGTCTTGATCTCGACGTCCACGCCCTCCAGCTCCTTGTGCTCAGCCAGGGCTGCGAGCAGGATGGCCGACTGCGCCATGAGCCGGGCGTGCTTCCTCTCGACCGCGACGAGGTGCTTGAGGTCGTCGATGTTCAAACGGGCGATGTCCTTGTTGCCACCCGCGTGGTACATGTCGATCGTCGTGGAAGAGATGTTGTTGTGCTCGCGGGCTTCGATGTAGCGCTCTACGCGCTCGACCGGGATCGACATCAGAAGTTCACCGCCTGCAAACTGATCTCGTTCGCAACGTGCGGCCTCACGGCGATGTTGCTGCGAGGACCGACCGCGTCGACGAGTCGGATCTCGAGCATGCCGATCCTGTCGAGCTTGACAGTCCAGCGCTCGCCGGTGCTGGTCTTGATCTCGATGTACTCGTGCGGGTCGAGCGCGATTTCACCCGTCCGCTCCAAGGAGCTTCCGATGGTGACTTCGGCGGTGGGCTTGGCGATGGCCATGGTACTTGGGTCCTTCCCTGCCGGTCCTTCCGGCGTATTGATCATTATCCTACCTTACCGGGCATATGGCAAACTATTCCGCATTCTCATCCTCATCCTCGATCTGCCTGATGGCGCTTAGCAAGACCTCTCCCATGCCGATGTCGCCTCGGGTCTTGAGCTTGATGACGTTCCACTTCAGCAAGGTGGTGGTGGCGGCCTTCGCCGCGACCGGATCCATGGCTCCGAAGTCCTGGAAGTCGCGCGTGCGGAAGTTGTTCCCGCCGACCATGCGCAGTGTCAGCAGCACCTGCTCGTTCTCTCGGAGGTACTGCAGAACGTTGTGGCGCTTCTCGTGCGCAAGGGCGGCGTCGGAGAGGTGCTTCTTCGACATGCGCGCATACCCCATCGACTTCTCCTCGTAGATGGCGTCGAGGAACTCGACAGCGTCCTTGACGTGCTCGCGATTGACGACGAGGTTGCCGGACTTGTCGCAGCTGAAGGTTCGAGCTGCCAGGGCCGCTGCGATGCGCAGGAGCTTGAAGCGGACGTTCTCGCTCTGGATGAGCGGAGGGTCGCTGACGTAACGCTCGCCCATGTCCAGTGCAGACTCGATAGCCTGCTTTGCTGCTGCCTCCGAGATGCGGACCTTGTCGCGGTTCAGCGACCAAGCCCACTTCACGAGGGCTTCGCAGTCCTCGCTGGAGTACTCGGGGCTGTGCCCCTCGCTGAACGATGCGTTGATGATCTTCGAGTCCACGTCGTCCTTGGCGGTAGCGATCACGAAGTCGAAGCGCGCCACGTCTTCTGCGTTGACGAAGACCGTGCGGAGCGCGCCCATGCCACCTGTGCTGTTGTCTTTCAGCATCGTTCCGTCGCCGGGGTTCAGGATCCAGATCAGGCGCGTTCGAGCTGAGGTCTCCTCGGAGGCGATCTTGGTCACCTGCGCGACGCCGGAGCTTCGGATGGATGACATCTGCTCGATCACGTTGGCGTCCTTGAGACCGGAGGCCTCGTCCAGTACGACCAGGCGTCTGTCGTTCATGGGGATGACACCCCAAGTCATGTGCCAGCGCCCGTCGATCTGCTGGACGCCGCCCACCAGGCCGGGGAAGGACATGCCCTCGCAGCTCTGAACGACTCCGGAGCGGTAGTGGCGCTGCATGGCGATGGCGGTCTCGCTCTTGCCGGTACGGGTGTCTCCGACGTTGCCCATCTCCAGCCAGCCCTTCTGGACGATCTGGTCTCCCACCTTGAAGCTGACGACCGAGTGCCACACCAGGTCGTACGCCACGTGCAGGATGTCTCGCCCGTAGATGTGCGTGACGTTCTTGGACATGTCTTCCGCGATGTCGAAGCACTTGGAGAGGGCGCTTTGCCCCTCCTCCGGCCTGAACACCATCAGGCGCTCCCGAATCTCAGCGGTCAGCTCGTAGCGGTCGATATCCATCTCGACCGGCTCGTTGTGGTGAGCCATGAACTTGAGCTTGCCGTTCTTGGGATCGGGCACGTTCTTGCCGACCAGCTTGACCTTGGAGTTGACCGAGGTCTGGTGTGTGCCGACGGAGTAGGCCGTGCGACGCACGGGCATCTGAGTCTCGTCGTCCTTGCGGTCGTCGACGCTGGGCTGCACCAGCAGCTCCTCGATGTGGTAGTTCTCTGCGACCTCGAAGTCGACACGGTCGCTGCATCGAGCGCCGGTGATCTCCTTCAGGAGCGCCTTGCGACGCTGCTCCGGCACATCGACAAAGCGGAACAGGCTCTCGTCGTCTGCCCGGATGACGACCTCCATCGCGCCGTTCTTGCCCATGACCGGGCAGAGGTCGCATGCCGCGCCCTTGCTCATGTCGCAGGTGGCGTTGATGGTCCGCGGGGCGGTGTTGGGTTCCTGCTGCTTTCCCGCGATCGAGACCGTCAGCTCCAGGGTCTCTGACTGGTTCTCCTGGGACATGCTGGCGTTCAGGGACACAGGGGTGCCCGTTGTGGGGATGGGGCGTGAGACCTTGATGACGCCGCTCTTGTCCATGGCAGCGCCCATGAGCTCTTGGAACTCGCCGATGGTGTGCCCCTCCATGTGGAGGTAGTCCGTGATGTCTGCGCCCTTGGTGGTCTCGGGGATGTCCACCAGGTACGTGTCCACTGCGAAACCTGCAAGCAGGTTCAGCACCTTTTTGGCTCCGTCGCGACCGGCCTTGTCGGCGTCGTATGCGATGAAGACGGTCTTGCCTCGGAAGTCCTTGGCCCAGGCCGCGCGGAAGGTCGCTGCTCCTGCGGTGTGCGTGACGGCGGGGATGCCCTCCTGGTTCAACAGGATGCAGTCCATCTCGCCCTCAGTGATGACGATGGTGTCGTTGGCTGCGAGGATGTCGGCGCGGTAGATGTGCGCCGCACCGTGCCCCGGCAGATTGAGCATCTTCTGCCCGCTGCTCGCTCCGAGCTGGTAGCGCCGGACGTTCACCAAGGTGCCGTCTGCCTCGCGCACCGGGATGGTGTAGCGGCTCCCGTCCCATCCGAGCTGGAAGTCGACGATGGTTTCTCGGGTGAGACCTCGGGCTTCCTGGAGAGCCTTGAGCTTGGTCTTGTTGGCGAGTAGCTGCTGGGTCCACTTCTCGATCTTGTCTGCGTCGGGAAGAGGCGGGGCGTTCTTGCTGGTGTTCGAGTTGCCGAGGCGCTCGCGCACAGCGGCCTTGTACTCGGGGTTGGAGTGTCGACCCTTCATGGCTTCACTGCGAATGTCGAAGCCGTTGGTCTCCTTGAGATCCTTGACGAGGTCCCAGATCTTACCGCCGTGGTTGTTCTTGAGGCAGTTCCAAACGCCCTTCTCTGCGTCCATGGATGCGGAGGGCGTGTGGCTTGTGTCGGGGTCTTCGCAGACCGGGCAGAACATGCGCTGTTCGCCGTCTTCGGTTTCTTCTCCAACTGCGAACCGGCTGAACGCTGCTCGGACTGTGTCGGCCTTGTACTTCTTCTGATTTGGCATTTTGCACTTTCACAGGGTGCGGTTCCGTTTAGAACACCCTATAGGAGAGATGAGAGAGAGATCTTTTCCATCTTGATCTAGTTACTGACTACTACCTGAGGAGGGCGCTGAACGAACGCCGAGCCGAGGACCTATCCTACGTGCCGGCAAACTTCCGCGCTCCCCACAATCCCCACAATAATCCCACAATCACCCCACAATCGCTCAGGAGGCTCTGCCACAATCACCCCGCTTTCCCCACATTCGCAGGGCGATTGAGGGTCGATTGTGGTGAACTGTGGTGACGATTGAAGAATTGTGGGTAATCCGGGAGGGAGGCTCCTTGCCGGAGCGCGTCGGCTCGGCGCTTTAGCTCGTTTAGCTCGTTTAGCGCGTTTAGCTCGCGACCCGCGCCGGGCATAGCGCCGGAGGATGGCCCAGGGGACGAGAGAGGGCCGGTCAGGTATCAACTACCCAACCGGCCCTCCGGGGTGGCTGACGCGCCATCCTGCTCACAGCCGGGATGCTTCTCCTCGGCTCAGCCAGCGCGTCTGAGAGCCGTCAGCTGCTCAGAACGGCGTCTCGTCGCCGAACTCGCTGTCGAGGATGGCCTCGATGAGGGCGGCTTCCGTGGTGCTCTTCAGCACCTTGAAGTCGGGCTGCAGCTCCTTGAGGATCTTTTTGATGCCGACGCGGTCGAGGGCTTCGAGTTCGGCCTGGCGCTCGGCCTTGCCGTCCTCGTCCTCCTCTTCCTCCTCTTCGTCCTCTTCCTCCTCGGAGTCGTCCTCTTCCTCTTCCTCGGACTCCTCCTCTTCCTCGTCCTCGTCGGACTCCTCGTCGTCCAGCGGGAACTCGGCGTCGAGGACGGCCGACACGATCTCGTCCTTCTTGAGACCCTTGACGTCGAGTTCGAGTTCCTTGGCGACGGCGCGGAGCTTGACGATGGTCAGGGCGTTCAGCTCGACCTCGCGCTCGGCGACCTCGGCGTCGACGTCGTCCTCGGTCTCGGCCTCCTCCTCGGTCTCGTCGTCCTCGGTCAGGTCGTCCTCGTCGTCCTCGGAGGCGACCTCGGCCTTGACGGCGGAACCCGGACGGTCCTTGAACTTGTAGACGCCGTCGACCTCCATGTCGCCGTCTTCGCTGTCGCGGCGCTGGCGCAGGTCGACGTTGACGTAGACGCCGACGACGTTCTTGCCGCCGAGCTTCGTGACGGTGGCTCCGGCCTCGACGTCGTCCTTGTCGTCGTAGACGATGGTCGGCTCGTCCTTCACGCCGAGGGCGGCGTAGAGGTTGTTCTCGCGGGTGATCATCTGCTCCTTGTCGCCGAAGACGATGCGCGGGAACGTCATGTAGCCGTCGAACTTGGCCTGGTCCTTGGGGTCGCCGCTCTGGGCTTCCAGGATGACGCGCAGCTCCAGACCGGTCGACCCGGACTTGAACTGGCGGTACTTGATCGCGGTCACGCGACCACGGTACATGCCCTTGCGGGGCTGGGGTCCGTCGTAGGACTCGTAGCCGGTCTTGACCTCTGCGGACTTGACTCCGGCGCGCTTGACTGAAGGCATGTTCTATGCAACTTTCTTCTTGGTGGTAGCGACTCGGCGTCCGCCGGTTCGCGGGGTGGTACTGGTGCGCTTGGCACCGGTCCTCGTCGACGCAGCGGTCGAGGGCTTGGACGCAGCGATGGCGTCGTACTTCCTCTTGGCTCCGTTGATGAGAGATTCCATCTTGGGCATGGTCAGATCCGTTCGGACCTTCCCGAGGGCCACGTAGCGGTCCTTGCCCATGTAAGGCTTCGACTGCGCGAAGTAGATGCGGCGGACTTCCTTGCCCTCATCGTTCTCCTCGACCTCGCCGAATCCTACGACGTTCATGTAGCCCTGGATGGTCTGGGCGAGCAGCCCCTGCTGACCGTGGATGCCGCAGGTGAAGAACGTTTCACCCTCGCCGTCCTCCTCGGACTTGCGCCAGGACGTCCACAGGATGTTCACGGGAAGGTCGTGGAACTGCTTGACCTTCGCCTTGATCATCAGCTGCGAGCGCTGGTGGTCGTCCATGCCGGGGACGAACTCGTCGCGCGCCTTGTTGCGGGCACGCGCCTTCGTCATCGAGTCCAGCATGGCCAGGTTCTGCGCCTCGGAGATGTTGTCGATGATGACCCACTTGAGCCTCATCTCCTTGATGCCCCCGTCGCGCAGGTAGCGGAGCGCCTCGTCCAGCTCGTCCCAGGTCTCGATGCGCCACTCCTTGGCGGTCGAGCCGAACGCCTTGGCGCTGATCGTGCCCTCGGGGTCCGTCGTCAGGAACAGCGCGTTCTCCGCAGTACCGGCGAACACGGTCTTGCCGAACCCGGGCGCTGCGACGATCATCGCATGGATGTAAGCATCGTACTCGCCGATGTCTCCAACCTTATTCGGGATGGTCATGAGCCTCCTTCCTTGATCTTGATCTCGGGTGTTTCCTGGATCGTACGATCCAGAGCGTTGATGTCGCTGATGATCTGGTCACAGCCTGCGGACGTGATCTTGCCCATGGCCAGAGAGCGGTAAGTCCGCCTCCGGAGGGATTCGAGTTCGACCGGGCCTGCCTCCTTCACGGATTTCACTATGCACTCTTCTTCATGTGTTCCTCGTACGGGTCGCGTACGTGGTACTGGGACTCCTTGAGATCCTCCACGGCGAGCTGGTCGCCGGTCTCGTCCATCTGACACATGACCTTGAACTGGCAGAAGCTGCACTTGTCTCGGTCGGGTGACTTGATGATCGGGAGATCGCCGGAGCGGTAGGCCTCGTTGAACATGGCCTCTTGCTTGATGCGCTCGATCATGCGCTTGTTCTCACCCCGGCTGCGGTACACCGGGAAGCGCTCGAAGTACGCGGGCGGCTGGCTTGCCGAGACATCTCCGAACACATGGAACTTGCCGTCCTCGGACGACGGGTCGCCCTGGTCGGCGTTGATCTCTTCGACCAGCTCTTCGAGGGTTGCCACCGTCTCTTTGCCCGTGAGTTCGTAGAACGACTCCAGGGCGTCGAGGTAGTGCTGCTTGGTGGGCTTGTTGGTGCGGAGACCATCGGCGTTGACAGGACGAGTGTCGCCCATCGCCTTGCGCAGGAAGTTGTAGTGGATCCCTGCTATCTCCTCTCCGGGCTTCAGGATGCCGCGCTTCCGCAGCATCGCCGTAGCCATCGAGGGATAGGTGCCCGCCTGGTCGTCGAGCGGAAGGTGGTCGACCCGGATGGACGCCGCCGTCTTGTGCTCGATGATCCAGATCTCGCCGGTGTTCAGATCCCTGTAGATGCCGTCGATGATGCCGACGTAGGTGAACCAGTCTCGCATCGAGGGGATCTTTTTGCCGAACACGGTCATCTCTGGACGGGGCACCCGCATGCGGAACGGCATCTCGGTCCCGATGAACTCCATGTGCTCATCACGACCGTACTCATCGACGTAGCGGTTGAGCATGTCGATGCCGAGAGCGCGAGCGTCTACGTAAGCCTGCTCGCCATCCTCGCTGGAAGAGATCATCGACCTCTCGCCTTCGAGGAACTCGCTGAAGGTCTCAGCGGGGTGCGGTCCGCGCAGGAGACCGGGCTGGTACCACTGCGCCAGACCCTCGTGCACCGCCGTGCCGAACCAAAGCGGGTTGGCCGGGCGGTTGGGAGTGAGCCCTTCCACCTGAGACCAGTACCACTTCTGCACGCATGAGCGCAGGTCTTTGCGCTCCGACGTGCGCATCTCGAATTTCGTTGACATCTTGCCTCCTAGGGCTGTTGAGGGGACACCTTGAGTTGCAGGTGTCCCCCGACGTCTCAGAACTCGGTGTCGTCGGCGACGGCGGGCTTGGCGGGGCGACGGGTCTTGGCGGCGGGCTTGGCGGCGACGGTCTTCGCGACGGGCTTCTTCGCGGGGGTCGCCTTGGCAGCCGGGGCGGGCTTCGCAGCAGCGGTCTTGGCGACGGGCTTCGCCTTGGGCTTGGCCTCGGCCTTGGGGGAGTTGGCACGCTCTTCGGCACGGGCGGCGCGGGCGGCCTCGCGCTCTTCGCGCTTGGCGATGCGGTCGGCCTTGCGCTGGGCTCGCTCCTCGGCCTCGCGCTCCATCTCGACCTTGCGGTCGGCGATGGCCTGCTGGTTCTCGTCCGACTTCTGGAAGGCACCGCGGAGGGCGGAGCCGAGCTGGACGCTCTGCGGGTCGACCTTGACGCCGGTCTGCTCTTCGATGTAGACGGCGAAGCGCTCCATCGTGGGCGTGATGGTCTTGTCGGCGAGGTCGGCGCGGGGAGCCTCGCCCTTGGTCTTGACGCGACGACCCGCGGTGTCCTGCTTGGCGTTGGTGGTCTTGCGCGGGGTGGGCTTCGTGACGGCCATGATGTTCAATCTCCTTGGTAGGTGGGTTGGAAGCGAACTTGCTTACGAGATAAGTATGCTCCATGCTTCCAGAGAAAAGCAAACTTTCTTGAAACTTTCTTCGAACTTTCTTTCAGAAGCTGTCGCGACGACGCTGCATCTTCACCCGCTGCACGGAAGCGTGGTCGTCGTCCTCAGCCTCCTGTGTGACAACCGGGGCGAACTCCAGGTGCTCCTGCGGCTGCGGTGCACGGCGGAACACCGGGTGCTTCAAGAGGCGACGGCGCTCTTGCCTGCGACCCATGTAGACGCCCAGCCAGAACATCGCGAAACAGATCACGAACCCTGCAACGGGGTAGATCCAGTACATGTTAGTTTCCCTTCAAGAGGTGGAGCGCCTTCTTGACGCCCCGACGTTTGTCCAGCAGCTCGTGCTGCAAGCGGTGCTGGTCTACGTTCTGAGAGCTGACCTTCTGCTCGATGGTGTCGCCCATGACGAAGTAGTGCCACATGCGCGGGGCGATGCGCCCGGAGCGGTTGTTGATGCGCCCCTCTAGCTGCACCTGGTCGTCTGCCACGAAGGTCTCGTCGAGGATGACCATCTCGTCACACCAGGCGTCTAGCTCGATGGCCACGCCACCTGTCTGTGTCTGGATGAGGACGACGCGGAACTCCTGGTCTTCGCTTTGGAACAGGCGCATAGCCTCGTTGCGGCGCTTCTGCGAGACACCACCGTCGATGCGCAGCGTCTTGATCTTCTTCTTGGTGAGGCCGCGCTCTACTGCGTCGAGGACCTCGGTGAGCTGAGACGCCACTACGTACTTGTAGCCGACGCCCTTCTCGGGGAGCCAGTCGCCCACCTTGGTTCCGGTGATGCCGCGCTCTGCCAGGAACTGTAGCAGCGCTTCTAGCTTGGGAGACTCGTCGGTCGCTTCCAGTTGACCGTGGGCTCGGGTGTTCCAGACCCCGTAAGCCATCTGCTTGAGCCGGGTCATCTCGCTCAGCACACCCTGGCCGGATACAGCGCCGGACTCCATGGCGACCTCTCCGGCGCGCTCGAACTCCTCGTACTGCTTGCGCTGCTTCGGGCTCATCTCCAGGAGGACGTAGTTGCGCTGACCGATGGGCAGGTCTGGACGGGCCTCTACGCGGGTGCGCCGGATCATCCACCGGTCGATCATCTTCTCCAGCTCCGGACGAGCCGAGGGGTCGACTCCTCGGATCTCCTTGCCGAAGCCGTTGTTGGCCACTTCGAAGTACTCGTCCACGAAGTTCCAGTAGCCTCCGAGCTTCTGGCCAGACAGCCAGTCCAGCGTGCCCCAGATGCGTAGCTCTTGTCCGCGCAGCGGGGTGCCGGTGAGGGCGTAGCGCTGCTCGGCATTGTTGCCTGCGTCGATGAGCCCCTGGAGCTGCATGTTGGTCTTGATTCCAGAGGGTGTATTGTTGGCGAGCTGCATGTGCGACTCATCGCAGATGACCAGCGTCCAGGAGTGGTCCACGATCTCCGGCCACTCGTCGTGCTCGATGGCGCGCTTGAGCTTGTGCTCCTTGAGGTGGTGTTCCAGAGGCCACTCGGCGCGCTTCGCTTTGACATCGCGCTCCCACAGCTCGCAGTGCTTGCACAGACGGTCGTAGCGCCTGCGGAGCATGGCCGGGTTGATGACGAGGATGCGGGGTTCGTCCTCCATGTCGAGGAACAGCTCCCAGGCTTTCTCGCGGGCCGGACGACCCTCGGGCATGGCGATGACGTTCGGGTTGCCGGTCCACATCTTGATCTGGCGCTCCCACACAGACGACAGAGAGGTCTTCGGAGCCACGATGAGGATGTCGCCACGCCAGAGCTGAGCCTCGATGGCAGCGGCGAGAGCCTGAGCGGTCTTGCCTAGACCCGGCTCGTCCGCGAGCAGGAAGCTACCAGCCGTCGCTGCGAAGCGCGCTCCGGAGCGCTGGTATGTCCTCGTCGCCATGGCCTCAGCCAGCTTCGGAGCTACGTCGGGCACGTGGAACAGGGCGCTGTCGTGGACCATGGACAGACCCTTGAGGCGCTTCTCGCGGCGAGTTTCCTTGGTCGCCCACGCACGAAGCTCGGGGCTGATGACAAGCTTCTTGCCGAAGACCTCGCGGAGGCGTCGCAGAGTCTGCATGTTGAGCGGATAGGTCCACTGCTTGCGGGTGTGGGCGAAGCTGTAGCCAGAGATCATCTTGGCGTCTACTTCGACTCCAGGATACCAGGGGCTTTCGAGCGTCACTCGGTCTTTGCGGATATCGATGCGAACGGTCACTTGCGGAAGCCTACCTGGCTGCGCGGCACGTAGCGGCTCTCGTCGCGCTTCATTGCGCGGACGAACAGCTGCTTGGTGTCGTCGAGGTCCTGGTAGATGTACACCGAGCCGAGACCTCTCACGAAGCCCCGGCCGATGTACGCGCCGCGCGTAGCCATCAGATGCGGTTGACCGAGAGGTGCTTGATCTCGACCCCGGGGTAGCGGAGCTTGGCTTCTTCGAAAGCGTCTGCGTCGCTGAGCTGCCATCCGCAGGAGCCGAGGTGGTAGCGACCGCCCGATCCGTAGATGTTGTAGCGACTGGAGTCGTAAGCGTGGTAGATGTACGTGTCAGCCATGGTTGCCTCTCCAGGATTCGGTCCTTCCGACTCCCTGTAAGAACAGTATGCGCCATGTATCCGAGAAAAGCAAACGCCCCGCCGAAGGTTTCTTCAGCGGGGCGTTTTGCAAGTTGCTACACCAGGTCGAGGTCCGAGCGTCGGATGGTGTCCTCGATGTCTGCGATCTCGGTTCCGAAGATGTCCTCTATCGTGATCTTCTCTCCGCGGGCGAGCTTGGTGGCGAGGCGGTTCATCCGATCCGTTTGCTCTGTGATGATGCGGTTCTTCTCGTCGATGCGCTCTTCGAGTTGCCGGATGGTGTCGTAGAGCTTGTTCTTCTCTTCGAAGTCCGCTGCCTTGTCCCGGTCGCGCTTGTCGAGTTCGGCGCGCATCCAGTTCGTGGTCTCTTGCATGGCTGCGCGGTCGCTGGTGGCTTCGTTGAGACGACCCTCGAGAACCTTGAAGCCGAACTCGATGCGAGCCTGGTCGTCCGCCGGGGTGCGCAGCTTCTTGTTGACGACTGCGACGACGATGCCTCCCAGACCACCGCCACCCAGGACGGCAACGGTGATGGCGATGGCCAGCTGCAGAGGTCCGAAGGATTCCATCATGCTCAGACCGCCTTACGCTTGTCGGTAGCCTCGCGCCAGAACCTCCGAGCGACCACATAGCCGCGCGCGAAGAGTCCTGCGAAGAGTGCGTGCGCCAGGAAGATCAGGTGGATCCTGTTTCCTGCAGTTTCAGGCATGTCAGCCATGATGCCGATCTGCGTCAGACCGTAGCACAGAGGGCCGATCATCGCGAGCAAGATGCCTGACAGCTCGATCACCACGCCCACCGGCTGGATCCATCTCCCGTGTTGTGAGGACATGATCATGCCCACCACCGAGATGACCGATCCGAAGATGCACATCAACAGGTAGACCCGCACGAATACGGGCTGAGCGGTTGCCGTGACGAGGGCGGGCTGGTTCAGGAGCAGGGCTACGGCCCACGCAGCCACAGCGCCCTTGAAGTAGACCCAGGCCCAGTTTCGTCCCGGCACCTTGGCCAGGGCTGTGGGTAACCGAGCGGGGATGGATGTCATATAGGCAAGAGTGGGCTTCATGAGGCCTCCGGGTAGCAGGTGTGGTTCACCAGGGAATTCTACCTGAGGGCTCAGATCCCGGCTGTCTCCAGACGCTCTTCGATTGCGCGAACACGGCCCAGCAGCCGCTGCACGGTTGGTATGAGAAGCATCGCCAGCATCTCGTAACGGATGCCCTCTGGGATGGGCGCGCCAGATTCGTCGAGCGCAGCACTCATGCCGGTCTCGTCGGGTCGGTACATCACGAACTCCCACAAGCCGAGGTTGTGTAGATCCTCTGCGTACATGCCGAGGAAGGTGCCTGCGTGGTAGCCGGGGATCCACTGGTACGGCGGTATGCCTGCGCAGTGCACACGCTCCAGCTCGATCTCTCTGGTGTACTTGTAGTGCACGAGCTGGAGCGTTTCGATCTGTTCGTCTGTGAAGTCTGCGAGGTCGAGCTGGGTCTTCATCCGGCGCGTGGAAGGGGCGAAGCCCATTCGTCCGAGGGAGTCCACATACTGGACCTTGTAGCTGTTTGTGAGCTGCAAGTTGTAGACGCCGACCGACGTGACACCTGCGTCGAACTCGCCCGTGCTGGTCGTGTTGACAGCCTTGTCCCAGACACCCGTGATCTGCGTCTGGTCGTGGGTGTGCGAGGCGAGCGCTCGACCGTTGACCTTGTCGTCGATCTGCGCTCGTGTGTAGCTGTTGGCAGCGATGGCGGCAGCCACTTGCGCGTCTAGCTGCTCGAACAGTGCGAACACCTTGGCGACAGTCTGGTCGTAGCTGGTACCCGTAGGGCGCTCGACCTCTGACACGCGATCCTTGGTGTCGCGGGCGTCTTGTGCGATGGCCGATATGCCGTTGCGCGGGGTCGGGTCAGCCAACGTTCCACTCCGTTTCACCAGTCGTGATCTTGATCCACTTGCCCTTGAGATTGCCGCTGATCTGCACGATGCGGCGCATGTACTTGCCGTCCGGCAGATACGGGTCATCCTTGATCTTGATCGTGCAGTAGTCGCCCACTTGGTACTCGCCGATGTATGGCATCGCGTCGGAGCGAACTTCGAAGCTGATGAAGCTCGTCGGAACGCTGCCCTTGCGCAGTGTCTCCCGTCCGTAACCCGAGAGTGTGCTGGGGATGACTACCGAGCTGTGGCTCGTGTCGACCATGTCCAAGCGGGGATAGCCCTGCTTTTTGAGATTGGGATTGTACTGCCGATCCATCAACACGATGTCGTTCGTGCGACCGCCCGTAGTCCATGCGGTGTCGGCCATGCCCTGTCCGTCGACTTCGACTTCGAGGTTGCGGATGACGGATTCTGCAACCGTCAGATCCCACTTGTGAACCGTGGGCTGGAACAGACGCGGCTCGGCTGCGGTGCCCGAGCGCATGACCACCTCAACACCGTCGCGCCCCGCATTCCACCTACCGTCGAAGCGGATGTCGGGGCCGTTTTCTACATTGGTGAGGTCTTTGAGGAAGCTGCCGCCGTACTTCAAGTCAGCGCCCAGCAGATGGCGCTCGTTGGTTCCCGCGCGGTCCGCCTCGTAGACCATGGGGAGCGCTTGCCCGGGGCGGTTGTTCATGGCCTGGACGGCGCGCTTGCCGATTGTGCCGAGGTCTGTGCCGACGACGTCGAAGTTGGTCGCCGGGTTGGCGCTGCCGTCGGGACGCAGCAGCGGGACTGTGTCGGAGTTCAGATCGAGTAGGGCGCGGTAGTTCCAGTACGACCATGTGTTCGCCGCGGTGATCTTGAGCTGTCTCTTGTTCTTGCTGTACTGGTGGTTCCAGATAGGACCGAGCTGCTGGAAGCGGTCGTTGATCAGCAGACCCAGGAAGGTTCGAGCGGGAGCGCCTGAGGTGCGCAAGTCCAGCGCTCGGGCGTCGAAGTCGTAGAGGGGAACTGTGATCGCAAGCGACCCAATCCCATTCAGAGTGTCTTCGAAACTGCCGTCCGAGAACGGGACATCGATGATTCGCCTACCGCCTACCATCTCAGCGGCGATGACTCGCATCTTCAGCTTGCTCATGATGTCCCGTTCTCAGTCGTCTTACAGGGAGTGCTTGGGCTCTTCGTCGTCCGAGAACAGGGCCGCGTCGTGCGCAGCCAGCTCGTCGGGGTCGGCGAGAGAGTCGTCCTCGACCGCGCCGGGTGCAGCCACGACCACGATGGGCGCGGAGGCGGCTGCGAGCTGGGTCACCTGGGCGTCGAGGGCGGCGACGTCCGTGGGCTTGGGCTTGTTCACCGTCTGCCAGGTGACGTAGCCGACGGTCACGAGGGCACCGGCGAAGGCCGCGGCGATGCCGCCTGCCTCCTGCCCCGTGACGACGCCGTCCGTCAGCGCAGCGCCCACGAGGGGGATGGATGCTGCGAAGGCCGCGGAGACACCCGCGGCGATGGACTTGCGGGCGTTGTCGATCTTGTTGCCGGTCGTGTCGACGACAGGGGTGGTGTTGGTCACAGGATGCCTTCTTTCTTGAGACGCTCGACGATGCGAGCGGTGAGGTCCTCGGCGGACTCGGTGATGACGCCGTACGCGTCGGGGTTGGCGACGACCTCGACAGGGCGGTCGGCACATGCAGCGCCGACCCCTCGCAGAACGTAGCGCACGTCGGCGAGGGCTGCTTCGCTCTTGATCCAGAACCGCTGTCCGCGATTCACGGACAGGTAGACCTTGCCGTCGTTCTTGCCACGGATGAGGCTGTAGTCGGTCATGTCTTTTTCCTCCTTGGGGATGTTGATGGGGGTGGGTGAGATGTTGGAAGCCAACACGGAAGCGGTGCCGGGCACGTACTCGAAGTGCCACTTCTCGCCGAAGTTCTTGCCGATCCAGTGGATGCCGAAGCGGGGGCCGTACTTGACGAGAAAAGCATGTGCCGCGTCGCTGATGACCGAGCCGCCTGGACCTCCCAGGTCGAAAGCCAGCCCGCTGTCGTGCTTGCTGGTATACGGCACCGCAGCGACAGCGGCCCATGGTCTGCCGTAGCGGACGAAGGTCCGATAGGCATTCCAGAAGCTGAGCTGGTCCGCGCGGGACCGACGAGCCTCGTTGACGGTGACGCGGTAGCCGGGCAACATCGGCGCGATGAACGCCAACAGCGCCAGGAGCTGGAGACCAGCCCGCATTTCCGCCCACTGCGTCTTACCTCGAAGAGAGCTGTACTCCGAGGTTCCTACTGCAATGTCTGCCATTTCCTTCTCCTTTTAGCCAACCACGGGCGGCGTGATTCCGCGCGGCGGGGCGATGTATTCGATCATGGCGTAAGTGCCGCCCTTGACCTGTCGGTTGTTTGTGCCGCCGGGGATGGCGAGGGTTCCTCCTGACGATTGCCTTCCTGCGATGGTGATGACGTCACCCTTGCGCAAGAAGACCTCTTTGTCGACGCTCACGAAACCACCCATCGCACCGGAGCCTGCGGACTCGCCCCATGCAGCCGAGAATACGCTGCAGTCTCCGTCGGTGGGGTTTTCCGGGTTGCCGATGTTGCGCAAAAAGAACATGGCGCGCGACCCGGTCCCGTTGGTCACGAAGATCAACTGTCCCTGCAGGCGGTACAAGCCGTCGTAAGGGATGGTGAGGCGCTTGCCATAGGTGTCCATGGTGATGGATCGCAGCTGCTGCGTCGTAACGTCGTACACGTACTGCGTGTCCATCGGGAAGGGAGCGCCGGACTGCGTGATAGCGCCAGCGGTCGGGTGGCGATCCATGTAAAGACGCGGCATGTTGCCGCTCACGGGGTAGAAGCCTCGGTTGGCGTTACCGAATCCGAAGCCCACCTCAAATGTGCATTGCGTGTCGAGGCTGGTGACCTGCTGCCCCAGAGGGAGTAGGGCTTGCAGTGCGCTCGTCAGCTCCGCCTCGGTCCGGACGAAGAAGTTGACACCCCGGATGGCCCCGTACTGATACGTGTCGGTCCAGACGACACCGGCGCTGTTGAGCGTGGTCGCGCCCGCGGGCATGAGCAACGTTCCCAGCTCGAGAGCGCCTTCCGGCATCGCTGCGCGGTTGGCCTGGGCGGTGCCCGTGGTCGACGTGCCGGGCGTGATGCCGAACTCGACATTGCCCCGGTCGTCGTACAGCGTGTCGAATGCCTTCACCCAGAGCAGATCCAGGCGGGTGCCGGTCTGGGGCGCGCTGCCGAAGGCGGGGAACGCTCCGGTAGGGCCGTCGTTGTAGATCATCTGCGAGCCGTCTGCGCGGTTCGGGCGCTTGATGATCGCATGGAACTCTCGGACGCTCGGGGTGAGCGTGTTGCTCTTGTTCAACAGCGGCACGGCGGGTACGGCACCGTCCGAAGCCGAAGCCAAGACCCCTTGTCGAATGAGCATCCCTGCGAGGTCGTTGCGGATGTCGAGGACTTGCGCTTTGCCCGAGACACCGGGCCATGCTTGCTTGAGTGTCATTGCATTCTCCTGTTCAGTAAGCCGGTTGGGTCTCTGCGCTCAGCGTCGGGGATCCGTAGGCTGTCCCGAGGATCCCCAATTGTACCTGGTCGGTCACACCGGGCGCGGTGGTGAACCAGTCGTCGTCTCGCAGCGACCCGCTGATGTCGTTGGCAGCGCCGTCGATGGTTACGCGGCCTGTCCGAGGGTTCACCACCACAACGGCTCCGAGGGGTATCTCACGCTCGATGCTGATGCGCTCTGCGGTCGAGATCTTGGTGATCGTGAAGCCCAGCGAAGACCCGCCCACGAAGGTGAAGATGCTGTAAGAGGGAGCCGTGCCGGGGTTGTAGATTCGCAGACGACCGTCGCTACCGAGAGCGCCGTAGGTTTCCGGGAACAGCAGTCCGGGTCCCACCCCCGTCCCCGCCGTGTTGCCGTCAAAGTAAACTCCCGGCTGCGTTGTTCCATTGGTCTCGATAACTGCCTCTGTGAACAGGAACGAGAACGCCGTAGTCTGAGATACGGGCTGGATGTCTACGAACTGATAGATCCCGTCTTTGGCCGGAGACCCGTTAGTGATCACACGGGCGGTTGCCCCTGCTGGGATTGTGGCCTGGACGATATTAGAGTCTCCCACGTCGACGCTCACCGTTGCCGCAGACGACCCGTCGTTACCGATCAAGATTCCGGCTGCGATCAAGGTTTTATCAGGAATCGTGGTTGGGTTGAGATCGAAACGGGCGGCTGATCCGCTCCCGGATGCCTGGGCGTTGTAACGGGTCCAGGTTTTGCCGCCCCAGTTCACACCTGGCGTAAGAGACATCGGCCCCAGTTGCGACGGTGTTATGCCAGTGGAGAAGTTCCGGCGAGCGACGACGTTTCCCTGTCGCATGAACGACGACGACGCGCCCGCGGTGCCGTCCCACCCATAGGTGGTGCCGGTGTACTCGTCGAAGCGCAGACCGCCGTCGCCCCGGCTGAGAGGGCCGACCGGTCCGGTGAACAGGGATGCGCCGTAGAGCGCCGGGTCGGACGCGAACATGTCGATGGCCCATTTGAACCCAGAGCGACCAGCGCTGTGAGTGGGGATGGCACGTACGACGAAGGCCTGTCGCTGCGTAACCAGGCCGTGGTCGTCCCAGACGATCAGCTGCTTCAGCCCCTGGTTCTTGATCGTGCGCAGGAGCATCTTGGCCTGAGCCACCTCGAAGGCGCTCCCTGAGACGAAGATGCCTTCTACAGACGGGGTCGCTTGCGAGCTGTAGCTCTCGTCCGCGGAGAACGATCCATCCTGCCCCGGTCGGGCGTCTGAGTCGACCTGGTCTTGGTCGAAGTCGTACCAGCCCTTGATGTTGTTGTAGGACCAACCCGGGCTGCCTTCTCCGTTCGCTCCGATGACCAGGAGATCCCCGATACTCAGTGTGCTCATCGTCCGGCTCCAATGTCAGCGTCGTCGTACTCGCGCCCTACGGCTCGCGCCCAGAGGGTCGGGTTCTCGTCAGTGGTCACGTTGTAAGTCCTAGTCGTGCTGTTGTTGACCACCGTGCTGTTGCTAGTGGGCTTGGTGAACTTGGAGGTGCCGACATCTGCGGTGTAAGCGAACGTGTCCGGGATGCCGAGCGTCACACCCTCAAGCATACTGCGCAGCGGACCGAGCTTGTTCTGCATACCGTTGATGAGACCCTGGATGATGGACTCACCAGCAGGCGTCAGCAGCACCTTGTCCTTCTCAGGCGGACCCTTGACCTCGGGAATCATGGCAGTCAGCTCGGCGAGCATGCTGCGCACGGTTCCGATCATGGACTGGATGCCGCTGATGAAGCCTTGGATAACGCTGCGACCAGCGCCGACGAGTAGGCCTCCCAGGTTGCCCAGAGCGCCGAGGATGCGTCCGGGGATCGTCTGGACCGCATCTACGATCTCTCCGAATTTCTCCCTGGCTCCCTGCGCAAGACCGGACAGGCGCTCCCGAACTACTGCCGGGAGCGTGCCGAACACATTGCTGACTGTCTGCTTTACGTTGCTCACTGCAATAGATACCGTAGAGATGATGTTGGTAAAGATCCCTGATATCGTAGTCCAGATGCTGGAGAAGAAGGCCGAAACCAGACCGGGCAGGGCAGACCAGTTTCCAGTGATGAAGGCGACAACTGCTTGCGCTCCAAGCTGTACGGTGCGCTTCACACCCTCCCAGGCGTCGGCTATGGTTTTGCCGATACCGGCGAAGATGCCGCCGACTGTGCTCAGCAGTCCGCCGAACAGGGTGATGATGGTCGTCACCACTGCAGAAACCACACCGATGATGTTCGCGACTACGCCGATGAAGATGGCGATCACGGTGATGACGCCGGTGAAGGCGTCGATCAAGAACACCAAGCCGTTGACCAGCATGTCGACTATGAAGAGGATCTTGTCGAATCCGTCAGCCGCTTCTTGCGACTTCTTGGCTCCGCCGCCCATGCCCTTGGACTCGTCCTTGGTGCCGAACAGCTCTTCGAACACATCTCGGAGCTTCTCGATGAGCGGACGCAGAGCCTCAACTACGGGCTGGATAGCCTGCTTGATCTTGCTCCAGGCATCCTCGATCTTGCTGCGAGCGTCCTGCGTCTTGTCGCGCAGATCTTGCACGTTGTCTCGGAAGCCCTCGATGATAGGCTTGAGCGCTGCGACAACCGGCTCGACAGCTTTCTGGATTCGATCCCAAGCCTCGGAGATGCGCTCCTTGGCCTGCTCGATTCGAGTCTTGAGACGGTCAACTGCGTCGCTGATCTTGTTGTGCGAGGTCTCGACCACCTTGGCAGCGGGTTCGACCTTGGACTTGATCTGATCCCAAGCGCCCATGAACACATCTCGGAAGAAGCCGATAGTGTTTTGCAGGTTGGTGAATGCATCGGCGACTCGGCTGCCCACCTCGTCTTTGAGGAAGGTGATGACAGGTGCTACTCGGGACTTTATGTTGTCCCATGCAGTGATGAAGCCTTCCTTGAATTCCGCGATACGAGTCTTGGCTGTTTCAAGAGCGCTCTCGATATTCGGGATCGCCGTGTTGACGAACCACTCGGCAACCGGCTGTACTTTTTCCTTGAGCTTGGTCCAGGCGTCCTTGATATCGGTGACGGCGTCGGCGAAGGCTTTCTTGACCTTGTCCGCTGCAGTAGCAAGGTTGGGGGCTGCAGTGTTGTTCCACCAGTCGACCACGGGCTGGATGAAGGTGCGGAAGTTGTTCCATGCCTCGATGGCTTTCTCGACCAGAGGCTTGATGTAGTTCTCATAGAGAGTCTGGAACTTGGGTCCGAGCTTCTCTACAAGCTTGGGGATCTGGTTGTCGAATGCATCCTTGGTCTTGTCTGCGAGCCACTGGATGGCCTCGGCGACCTTCTCGACGATGAAGGCGACAGCCTCCAGAACGGGAACCAGGATCTTGAGGAGGATGTCGATCAGAGGAGCGAATGCACCCAAGACCAGACCGACGACCTTGACCAAGGAAGACAGGATCGGAACCAGGGCGGTTGTGAGGGGTACTGCGATTGCTGCGAAGATCTCCACGAGGGGCAGCAGGATATCGGCGAGAGCCTGGAACACAGCCAGCAGCGCAGGAAGCAGAGCTGCAGCCAGCTCGGTGAACACGGGCGCGAGAGCCTTGGTGACTTCGGATCCGATGTCCGAGAACGCTTCGACCAGGGGCTTCACAGCCTTGGCGATGTCCTTGAACATGTTCATGACAGCCTTGCCCACAGGGGCGAAGATCTTGCCCAGCTCCTCCCAGCCACCTGACAAGGCCACCACAGCACCGATGAGCGCCAGCACGATGGCGATGACACGGACGATGGGGTTGGCGAGGAGAGCCTTGGTGAAGAGGAGTGCGGCTATGGCGGCCTTGCGAGAAGCCAGGCCGAATGCGTAGAGCGATCCTGTTTGCACACGCGTGGCTACGCTAGCTCCAAACATAGCCTTGGTCATCTGCGAAAGGCCGACGACGATGCTCTCCAGGGCACCTTTGGCTCCGAACAGCGTAGCTGCACCGTTGGCAGCGAGAAGTGCGTTGCGGAACTCGATGATGCCGTAGGTGGTCTTGATGAAGATGCCGAGGCCGATCAGCAGCCCCGCTCCGAGCAGACCGACGGTAGCCAGTAGCTGCTTCTGGCCGTCTGAGAGGTTGATCACCCAGTCTAAGAAGTCGGAGATCGAGTCCACCATGCGGCGCACTACGGGTATGAGCAGCTGACCAATCTGGATAGCTACTGTTTCCAAGCCACCCTTGAGCTGCTCGATCGATCCGGATAAGTTGTCCAGACGAGTCGCTGCGACGTCTGCTGCGGAGACCTTGCCGATTGCCGCAGTCATCTCGTCGTAGCCCGCTGCACCCTCTTTCGCGAGAACGGCAGCGCCACGGATGGCGTCGGCTCCGAAGATGGTCTCCAGATACATCTGCTTCTGTTGAGCGGTAAGACCCTCCAGCGAGGTGCCCAGGATCTCCTGGATGTCTCGGAGGCTCTTGAGACGACCTTCCTGGTCGTAGAAGCGGTTGGTGCCGTCCTCGGTGACGAGGCCCAGCTCCTTCATGGCTGTGGTCTGCTTCTCAGTGCTGGGCTGCAGGTTCATCAGCATCGTCTTGAGAGACGTACCGGCGTCAGAGCCGACGATGCCCGCGTTGCCCATCTCTGCGATGGCGGTGGCGGTGTCGTTGAAGCTCAGACCGGCGAGATTGGCAACAGCGCCGACCTGGGACATGCTGTAGGCGAACTGCTCCATGTCGATAGCAGAAGCGTTGGCCGCGCCAGCAATGGTGTCGGTGACACCGACTAGATCCTTCGCTGCGAGACCGAACTGGTTCATCGCATTCGAGGCGATGGTAGCGGCGGTGGGGAGGTCTACGCCTCCGGCTGCGGCGAGCGCCACGGTGGCGTCAGCCGCGCCGCCTAAGACGTCTGTGACGGAGACACCGGCCTTGACCAGCTCTTCCATGGCCTGACCGGCTTCGGTGGCTCCGAAAGCCGTGTCCTTGCCGATCCGCAGAGCGGCCTTGTTGATGAGGTCCATCTCATCAGCTGTAGCTCCAGAGACCGCCTGGATAGCGCTCATCTGGAACTCGAAGTCAGAGGCTGTCTTGACTGCGAGGGCGAAGCCGCTAGCGACGGCTGCGCCCGCGACTAAGGAGGTGTTGGCTACATCCTGAACGGCCCGGTTGACACCGTCGAAGTTCTTGGCAGCCTTGCCTTGCTTTTTCTCTAATCCATCTATGGCTTTCGACGCCTCGGCGAGGCTCGTGAAGTCGGTCTCGAGGGTGATCTTTCCACGAGCCTCGCCGAGGGTGTAGTTGGCCACGATTTCTCCTAGTTCTTCATCGGGTCACGGAACCGGCCCCGTGCAGCTTCCGGATTGTCGCTGTACAACCACTTTGTCAGCTCCTGCTTGACCTTGCGATCCGCAGAAGCCTTGTTCTTTGCTTTTGATGCAACTTCTTGAACTCTGTTCTCCAGCGTCACGCCGAAGAGGTTTACCGCCCTGTCGAAGCTGTAAGCTGCCAGCTCGTCTTCGATTCCGTAGAACTCACTAGGGCGACAGTGCATTGCCTTGCTGGTGTTGTGAGCTTCCCAGAGCCGCCGAGGGCTACGGACGAAAGTCCACCAGCTCCGAGCTGGCTCCCATCACTTGCTGCATGATGTGCGTCTTGTCGAGGAGGTCGACCTGGTCCACGTAGACGAGGGGCTGCTCGTCACCGTCCTCGTCGAGGACAGGCACACCCTCGGAGTCGGTGACGATGAGGATGCGATCCTCGATGGGCACGTCGTGCAGCTTCTCGTCCTTCCCCTTCACCTGGGGAACCGGCGAGAGCTTCGGCTGGACGACCGCGTAGAGCGCGATCTTGTCCATGAGGGCGATCATGTCGTTGAGCTGAGCCGGGTTCTTGAGGATGTCCTCGGGGGTGACCTCGGTCGGCAGCGTGCCCTCGGCGCGGGGGATGACCTCGGAGGCGACGATGCTCGTGAGCGAGTCGAGGCTCTCCAGGATCCCGGCCTTGATGAGACCGTTCAGACCGACGATGCGCACCTGGCAGGTGGCGCCAGACGGGCAGGTGATGTCCCTGAGAACGTCGCTGGACTTCTTGGCCCAGCCCTGTCCGTAGGACTGCTTGTTCTTGGGCAGCTTGGCCTTGGTGCTGGTCTTCTTGGTGTTGCTCGGCATCCTAGTGCTCCTTGTTAGTTACTGGAATTGCTGGGTTGTTGGATTAGACGACCGCGATGGCGGTCGCCGCGGCGTTCTGCGTGAAGGTGTAGAGCTTGTTGGCGTTGGTGCCGGACGGCGGGGCGATGACGATGCCCGAGGCCGACGTGAGGAAGAACGCGCCGTCCGAGAACTCGCCGGACAGCTCGCCGGTCGCCTTGCAGCGCCACAGCTCGACGTGCAGGTCGCCGCCGGAGTCCGAGATGGCCTGGCCTTCGATCTTGAAGTAGGGTCGCTGGTCCGTCGCCAGCTTGGCGTAGACCTTCTTCTCGGTGGGGCCGGTGCCGGTGCTGGTGACGATGCCGCCACCCATGAGCGCGAAGGCCTCCAGGGGCAGACCGCCGGACTCGAGATCCCAGTCGACGCCCGCGCCCTGGCCGTGGCTGGCCTTGAGCGTGTCGTCGCCGCGCAGCTCCTCGAAGTCCTCGGAGTCCGAGAAGCTCAGGGTGCGAGCGATGTCGAGGTCGAGAGGGGTGCCGAGGATGGTACCGGCTGCGTCGGTGTACGGGGTGAGCTTGACGTCTCGTAAGCCGTACGGGGTTGCAGTGGAGAGAGCCATGTCATGCCTTTCTTGTCTTGATGTCTTTGTACTTCTTGGTGGTCATGGTCTGCGTGATCAGATCGAAGCGATGGATGACGACGATCTCTCCGGGGCGTGATCCGCAGAAGCGTGACTTGCACATGATCTCGATGGTGTGATCATCGACGACCTCTCCGTGCTTCTTGGCGTCACACCGGAGGTCTTGCATCAGACCAGCTCGAACTCGGAGTCCGCGTTGAGGTAGTCGACGATGGCTGCGTTGAGGCTGGTGACGGGGACGAGGAAGCCGTTGTCTTCGCTCCAGACGGCCTCGACGAAGTTCGTCGGACCTTCGACTCCGACCGAGGCGAACTCCTCTTTGGAGATCGATCGGATGTGCGATCGGCCGACGTACTTGACGCCTTCCAGCTCGCTGAGAGCGGCGCGCTTGCCTTCGGACTCGGCGAGGAACTTCTCGTCCGGCGTCAGCTCGCGCTCCGTCTTGGCTTCGGCCTCAGATGCGGTCGCCGCGGAGGTGGCGTCTCCCGTGGCGACGTTGGCGTCTCCGGCCTCGGGGGTGGCCGAGGTGGTCCTCGCCTCAGCCGGGGTGGGGCTGGTCCTTGTGGTGGCCATCTCTGGCCTCCCTTCGCAGTTGGTTTTCAGGGGTGTGGCGGTCGCGGGAAGTCTACCGTGCGTGTGCTATTCGCCGCTGTAGACAGAGGTGTAGTGGTTCACCAGCACCAAGGCGTCGTACCCGTCATCGCGCAGATCACTGCCAACCCCCTCGTCCTTGATGCTGTGCAGAGCGCCATTGAGCTTGACAACTGCCTCCAGGCTGCTCAGGACTGACACCGCTGCGTTTGACAGGGTCTCGCCGGGGGTGCGGTCGAAGCCCTTGATGTAGGTCCAGGTGTCGAATGGCCTGACCATCATCCGCCCCATCGTCTGCGAGACGTCGTACCATCTCACGACGATGAGCGGGAAGTCCTCTGGAAGCGGTGCGTCCAGGGTGTCGGCATCCCAGACGCTACCGTCGCCCAGTCCGATATCTTTGAGAGATTCCGCGCCAGAAAGCTCCAGAGAGACAAGCTCTCGGATCGTGTCTTTTGAATGGTCCATCATCCGTAGATCCTTTGCAGTACGTCTCCGGCCGTCTTCTGGAACCGAGGAGCGATGTAGTCCAGCGTCGGCTTGACGATGGATAGGTCACCTTTTCGGGAGAACACACGGGTCTCCAAGAAGATGCCATAGTTGACGCTGTGAGACAGTTCGATGGAGTAGCTGGCCGTGGCGCCAGAGCCGACACCCACCTCGTAGCGGGATGTCAGACCGCTGCGAGCGTTGCCGCTCCGGTCTTTCCACTTGGCGTTCTTCTTCGCCCTGGTCTCGGCCATGAGAGAGTAGTACACCGTGGTTTTCGACAGATATGCCGTCGCTTTCCGTTCAGAGCTGTCGAGATTGCTCTTGAGCTTTCCGCCGTTCCAGGTGAACTTGACAGGCATGTTACTTGCCTTGCTCCAAGACGAGAGCACGGCGCTCGTACTCGTTGTCGTGAACTACGTCCTGGACGACCCAGTTGCGCCCGTCGTCTGCGGTCCATGTGTCGTCGCGCTGCACATCGGCATCCCACTCCATGAGCAGCATGAAGTCGGCTTCGCGATGCGTACCGTCTGTGAGCGTCAAGTAGCTGTTCGGATACGCAGCGGTCTCGATGATGCGCACCGTCTGAGGAGCCAGAGGTGTGAGGTGCGTGACACCCTTTCCTCCAGTCTTCGCTCTGACTTCAACCGGGCGGTTCAGCACCAGCGACACGGCCTTGTGAGCGATGAATGCAGTCGTCTGCATACGCTGCATTTTCAGCTCTATGGGGTCCATCACGCCCTCGTGATCTCGGTGGTGAACGGCGCGTCCGAGGTCTCTACCGCAGCGGGTCCGCCCGCGGCTGCCTGCCATACCCCCGCCATGGCGATGGCGTTCTTGTACAAGTCGCCCATGGAGCGGCTGGATCCGCCCTCGCTGATGTTTACGAGATGAGCCAGGGACGCAGCCTTGCTGCGCCAGACCTGGGCGGCGAGCGCGGGCAGGCTGTCAGCCCCGTCGATCTGTTGCTTGAGGGTCTCGTCGGTGTACGGCTCTTCGTTGATGGGCTCTGCGATCATGGAACGAAGCTGGGCGATGTCGGCGTCTGTAGCCATGTCTCCTCCTAGGTGTGAGAGAGGCCCGACCCGACTTCGCAGTCAGATCGGGCCTCTGGGTGAGACCGATGTTACTCGGTCTCTTCGTTCTCCTCGTCGTCGGCCTCGAGAGCCGCGACCAGGGTGTCGTTCTTGTCGTTGTCGAAGACGATGTGGTCTTCCTCGTCCTCGCGCTCTTCGTTGCGACGCTCGATCTCGGCGAGGAGTTCCTTCTTGGTGAACTTGGAGTAGTCCACCTCGTCCTCGTCGGACTCCTCGAAGGTGTCGGACTCGTACCGGACCTCGATGCCCTGGAACTCCGCCTCACGGCGCAACCAGGGGCGCTCGGCCACGTACTGAGCCTCGTCCTCGTCGAGGGGCTTGCTGAAGTCGATTTCTCTCGACATGTGCTTCTCCTTCTCAGGGTTGGAGGAGGCGGCTGGCCCACCAAGGAATACCAGCCGCCTCCGGCTCAGGGGTTACTGGTACGCGACGTACGCAGCGGGCGGCACGTACGCGCCGGACGCCTTGATCTGCATGATGGCCGCGCCACCACGCTGACGGATGCCGGTGCCGATGCCGCGGTTGTAGAAGCTGTCGATCAGCGGGTACGAGTTGTCGCGCCCCTTGATCAGCTTCAGGCCGCGGAGGCTGGCGTTCTCGTGCTCGCGGATGCCGACCGGGTTGTTGAGGTTGGCGCGACCACCGGTGGCGACGTCGGCGATGTACCCCGCGGGGAACAGGTCGTCCTGCACGATGAGCAGGTTGCCGTACTTGCCGATGACGTCGAGGCCCGCGTAGGTGGCAGCGGGCTGCGCACCGGCGAGGGACTGGCCCAGCTCCAGGATGCGGTCGATAGGCTGCCCCTGGGCGGGGATGAAGTCGTACGTCGCACCGTTGGACATGCGGAAGGTCGAGATGACCTTGCCCTCGCGGCTGTGGACCAGGAGGACGTGGACCGTGCCGGACGCGGCGGTGTAGCCGTGCTCGGCGACGTTCTCGTAGATGTCGTCGAGGTCCTCCGGCGTGACGGTGGCCCCGCCCGACACCATGTAGTGCGTGTGCTGGCCGTCGAAGGTGTTGCTCTTGACGGCGGGCGGCACGGTGCCGTCGGCGTTGTACAGCGAGTACACGTTGACGTCGCGCCCGTTGATGTCGGCCAGGCGGTTGGTGTTGGTGTAGAGCGCTTCGAGGACCTTGGTGAAGACCAGGCGGTTGTCGGCGTCGAGGATGCCGTTGTTGAAGGCCTGGATCTGCGCAGCGGTGGACTCGGCGAGGAAGCGCCAGGTGAACCGCAGGCCGAGGTCGTAGAAGTCGAAGTCGTAGCCGAGGGTGAACTTGCCGGGCGACTGACGCTGACCCCGCGGCTCGCCGTACTCGGTGCTGCGCTCGAAGTCGAAGCTCGAGAGCTGCTGGACCTGCTCGGACGGGTTCGTCACCGAGAACGTCAGGAAGTCGACGATGACCTGTCGGCTCCGGTTCATCTCGTTGACGACGTCCTGGAACTCCGAGTAGAGGTCGTTCAGGTCGAAGCCGTCGATGGTCTGCGTGAGCAGGACGTCGCGGGTGTCGTTGTAACCGGCGCGACCGTCGGCACCGGCGATGTCCGACACGAAGCCGAAGCTCCGTAAGTCGAGCGCAGCCAGCTTCATGCCCTTCTTGGGGCGGGATGCGATCGCGCCCTGGGGCAGCGTGTCGAGCGAGGTGCTCATGGGTCAGGCTCCGATCTTGATGTCGATGACGAGGCGGATCTTGTCGCCGGTGTCGAGGGTGTGGCCGACGCGGGTCGCGGTGCCTGCGGCCGGAGCGGCGGCGGGCGTCGTGATCTCGCCGGTGCCGTTGTCGGCGTAGGCGACGCGACCGGTGACGAGACCCATGTCGGGCAGGTTGAGGTCGATGAAGTCGCCGAGCTTGAAGTAGTCGACTCGGGTGCCAGCGAGGCGGGTCTTCTTGCCCGGCTGCATGATGCCCACGACGCCCGTGTTGGCGGCACCGGGAGCGAGGCGTCCGAGGTTGGTGACGCCGACGGCGACGAGCTTGTCGTTGAACTTCGCGTCGATGTCGACGCCGAGTGTCCCGCGAACGGTGCCGACCGTGGAGTCGGCGTGATCGATTCGAGCCATGAGAGGCTTCCTTTCGAGAGGAGTGGGTGGGATGTGGATCAGCCGCGTCCACGCAGCGCGGAGTAACTTCCCGCGAGCTTGGTGCGCTTCTGCTGCTGCTGCTCCTTGGACTTCGGACCGGACTTCGAGGACTTGTCGCCGGACTTCTGCGGAGCCTTCTTGTCTTCGGTCTTGGGCTTGAGCAGGTAGGGCTTGTCCTGGGCGAGCTTGTCCAGGGCGGGCTTGAGCCCGTGGGTGACGCCGTTCTCGTCGATCTCGACATTGCTGAGATCTGCGAGTCGCAGCGCGGCCTCGGGGTCGACCCACTCGTGGTCGGTGTCGCTGAAGAAGGCGTTGGAGTGCGAGAGCTTCTGCACCTGCGTCCGCAGGGTCTCGTTCTCGCTCCGGAGGCTGGTCAGCTCGGTCTTGAGGGCTTCGTCCGAAGTCCCATCCTTCTTGAGCTTCTCGATCGTGTCGAGGGCCTTGGTGAGACGACCCTCGGCGGCGTTGCGACGCTCGACGATGCGGTCGTACTCGGCCCGATCGACCGTGTCTCTCGGCTTGTCCTTGTCCTTGTCTTCTTTGGACTTGTCCTTGTCTTCGTCCTTGTCCGCGTCCGCGTCCTTGTCGTCGACTTCGGTGTCGTCGTCCGTCTCGTCGTCCGCGTCCGCGTCCGTGTCTTCGGGGTCAGCACCGACCAGGACCAGGAGGTCCGTGGGTCGCTTGAGCAGCTCTTCGAGGCGTCCGCCTGTGGAGCAGTCGAGGTTGATCATTGGTGTTCCTCCTGTTGAGTCCTTGGTAGGAGGAACTTTACCCTGAATGGGCTACTTGCCGCTGGAGCGCCAAGGTGGCATGGGTAGCGGTTGAGCGATCTGCGCAATGACCGGGCGGGGCGGAGGCATGAGCTTTTCAGGAGATATGCGTAGCACCTTCGCAACGCGCATCGTTTCTTCAAACCATTCGTCCCAAGAGGCATACTGGACAACGGAAAGACTCGGCTCGTCAATCGGCTTAGGCATCTTGCTCCAATACAACATCCAGCTCTGTGCGGCTTCTCTTGACCTCTTTGTAAACAGTTGAATCCCGAACGCTATAATCGCGTTCTTGCACTGTGTACTTTACTTTTCGGACTCCCATAACTCGGAAATTACTTCCAGGGGGCAGCAGCACTTCTCGTTGAGACCCAGCAATTCCATAGTCTGCGATGTTTGCGGCGCGAGTGCCCTTGGCTGCCATGATGTTGAGCTGATAAGCACCGAAGCCCTCCAGCGAAGACTCGCCATACGAAGTGCTCAAGAATGCACCATCCCTGTATGTACGACCAACAGAGTTCATGATGTCGTCGTCGTCACCAAAAAGCGCGCGGATGTTGTCTTTCTTGACTGCCCGGAACAACATGGTGTCTTGCTTCAAGGTGTTCTCATTCGTGAGCTTGAACAACTCGTCGTGCAGAGCTTGTTGCTTTTTGTTTAGACCGGTCTTAGCAACACCAGTGTCGATTGCCCGGAGCTTGTCGTTGATGTTCTTGGAGGTAGCAGTGTAAGTCCACACGGCTTGCTGCTGAGCAGTAGCGGAAGGATCTCCCGGCTTGACGCCCTTGACAAGGCCCGTGGGAACAGCGATGTCCGAGCCGTCTTTGCTGACCTTGAACCTTGAGATGTCGAATGCAGGAGCTTCTTCTCTTTCGATCGCAGCCTTCCCGAAATCTCCGAATTCTTCACCGTCATCGTACTTTCCATCGAAGAGGTTCTTCATGAAATCTTCTTCAGAGGGCAAGCCCGGGGTCAGGAAGCAGAAGCACAGCGGGTGTGGCTTCGCAGGAACCTCTTCCATATCGTACGGAGAGTTGCTGGCGAGCCCGTCGCACTCGTCGCCCTCGGGATGGCTAGAAGACAAGTTCCAGTCGACACCCTCTACGAAGCTGTGCTTGTAACGCTCGACGGACGCTGCATGGTATGCATTGTTCAACTCAGTACGCGCCAGGCGCTGCGAAGCGTAGCTGACGCCGCCCTTGACATCGGGATTGATCATTGGCGCGATCTTGTTCGCGAGTTGGCGGTGGTTCAGGCCCTGCGCTAGCCCCGAGTTGATGGCTCTGTCGACTAGACCTTTCGACAACTTAGCCGTGTCGTACACCCGCTCGCTGAGAGGCCTGGCCGAGCCGATCTGCCTGCGCACCAAGGAGTCGATGTTGTTGGCAACGCGCTGAGCCTCGCTGCTGCGGATAGTGGCCCGCTTGTCGGGGTCCAGGATGAGGTCTGTCAGGGTTTCCTCATAGTCCGAGACCACCTCAGAGCCCAATTCCGCTGCAAGCTTCTGAGACGCTTGGAGGATCTTATCGAGAGAATCGTAGTTCTTGTCGAGGATGCCGTTGATGACCTTGAGCTGTTGCTCGGCCTGTAGCCGGGTGACCTTGTCGCCGATGCCTCCCCTGGGCGCTCGTCGCAATACTGCGTCGATGTCCTTCTGCGCGTCACGCAGCCCCTGGTTCACCTTGTCGAGCTGGCTCTTTTCGAACTTCAGCTGGCGAACCAGGGGCTTCTTGTCAGCCATCAGGCGTCTTCAGCATCCAGCTCAGCGTTGGCGCGGTCCGCCTCGGGGTCCGCAGCGTCCGACACTGCGTTCAGCGGGATGTCGTAGCCGAACACGGTGCGGAGCTGGTCGCGGAAGTAGTCGTCGTCGATGATGCCGGTGTTCTTCAGCTCCAGCAGCTCTTGGAAGCGGGCGTCCCGGTCGAAGGGCATGCGCAGCGACGGATCGGTAGCGCTGCGGAACACGATGCCGTCCATGTTCACGCTCTCGTACTGCGAGAACCACTGACGCAGATCGTACAGAATGTGGTTCCAGACGCCGTTGATGGCGCGGTCCTTGGCATCGGCTTCGTCGAAGGCCGGAGACATCTTGATGCCCAAGGCGACGCCGCTGAACTGCCCCTGTGTGGTGCCGAGCGCGACGTCGTTCACGCCCACCGTGCCGTATGCGCGCTCTTCCATCATCTCGATGTGCGTCTTGGACGGCTCGATGGACTTGACACCCTCGATTCTCTCGAACTTCTTGCCCTGTCCGACCTGGATGACGCGCTTGGCTCCCAGGATCCATGCGACGGCGCGCTTGGTCACGGGGTCGATGGGTGCACCAGAGTCCGTGACGTACATGCCCTGCCCGGCCATGGCGAGAGCCTCGTCCTGGTCCGACGCAGCCTGGTTGATGCCGACGAGAACGTTCTCCACACCGGCAAGGTCACTGTGTCCGAACGGGTTCGCGGTCTCCTTGTTGTTCTGGATGAGGTACAGAGGTAGCTGCGTGATGCCGTCGAGGGCGATGGCGTCCTGTCGGACCTCCTTGATCTTCGCCTCCTCAGTGTCCCAGCCTTCCAGCTCGTACACGACGTTGGAGTAGGAGATGTACTCTCCGGTCTCACCCAGGTCGTAGCTGTCAGAGGAGGGCTTGAGCCACTCCTGCACCTTGACGAAGGTCTCGTCTTCACCTTCTAGCGTGATCTGCTCGACGATGCGGCAACCGGTGACGCGACCCAGGTCGTTCGGGTCGTCCATGACGGGGAAGTACGTCCGGGGATCGATGGGCTCCACCGATATGCGAGATCCCTGCTCCTTCTCGGGGTCTGCGCTGATGTACCACACCCAGTCACCCCGGCGGAGCCAGGGGCGGATGCCCGCTTCGAACTCTGCCAGCAGGTTCTCTCGCACGAACAGGTTGTCCATAGCCTGCACCGCAGCGAGGTTGGCTGCGATCAGCTCGTCCTGCGTGGGCTGATCATCCCCGGGCTGGATGAGCTCAGGAGGCATCGACACTGTGTATCCCCATCCTCTGCCCACGTAGCGCGCCATGGTGTTGACGAGGCGCTTGGCGGTGGGGAGGAGCTTGGGGTCCTCGTTGGTTCCTCGGATCATCATGTTCAAGACCGAGGGGCTGTTCTCATACAGGTCGTCGTACAAGTTGTACGCAGCCAAGCGCTGCTGGTCGTACTCGGAAGAAACCCACTTCTCCACGTTCTCCGGCTGCACGTACGGCATTGCGCTCGCATACGGTGTGCGTGTGATCTCGTCGGCCATGTGCGCAATCCTACTCTACGGGGCTACTGAGACAGATGCCAGCTCCTGCAAGCCAGATCCGTCATAGGTTCTAAACGCGCCGGGCTGAACAGCCGACCCGTCGTACATGCTACCGACCAAGGACGCCGGAGCAGACCAAGAAGCGGGCTTCTTCTCGGCAGTCGATCCGTCGTCGATTACCAAGGAGTCGAATGCACATACGTGGCCCGTGTTGGGGTCGCTATTGATCCAGCCGAGGTCGAGAGCGCTGAAAACGCCGGTGCCGTTGAAACTCAAGGCTCCCGCTGTCGCCTCGATGCTAGCTGCGAGCGCCCTGGTGGAGGCTTCGTAGAATCGCAGTGATGCCGTGCCCGCAGTAGCGCTTGCGATAAGCGACATCCAGTACATCTTGGTCGGAGTCAGCGTGCCAGTGGCAGCAACCTCTGGAGCGCTAGTGCCCGACCCTCGCAGAGCGAGACGTCCGTCCGCTCCTAGCAGCACTCGCATCGCCGGTCCTCCGGAGTTGCGCAAAGAAGCGAAGGCATGGAAGGTCTTCGTCGGAAGCTGGTCGATGCGCATTGCAGTGCCAATTGACATCTGGACATTGCTGGCGCTCGGGGTGAAGCGACTGATAGTGGTGGTGGCTGAAGCCACTATTGCTTTCAGCCCCGTGCCGCCTTCCAGAGCGGCGTCTGCAGCAAAGCTCCATGTGCCGTTCGCTTGCTGATTTGCCCCGGTCAGGCTATTGGCATCGCCCGGAGCGATTACTCGACCGTCGACTCCCTCCATGGGGAACTTCTTCTCGGTCATCAGCTCGACCTGGTGAAGACCAGCGACTCGGTAACCTGCTCACCAGTCCGAACAGCCCCTCCCACAGGGAGGATTGCCACCGGTGTGTTCTCGACAGGCACTCCAAGCTTGATGCGCAAGACCTCGGCCATGTACGCGTGCCCTTTATCGTTCTGGTGCAAGTTGTCGGCGTCGACGATGTCGAGGATGTCGTTGCCGAATTTTGAGGTCGGAGGCACACCCAGGGGAAGGTAAGCGTCTGAGATGTCGAGCGCGAAAACGGTGCCGTTGTTCTGTGGATCCGCTGCGATCTCGCGCATGGCAGCCGCGTACGCTGAACCGGCATAGGTGTATGTGCCATCCCACGATTCATAGCTGGTGAGCAGGATATCGATCGACGGCCCGGGCTGCCCGGCCTTGAGCTTTGTGATCCATCCCTGAACATTGACCTTGGATGTAGCTGGGGCTATGTTGTTTCGGCGATCGTTAGTCGTCGGGAAGTGAATCCGAACATTGACACCGAGCGTGTTGAGCTTGGTCACGTCCGCGTCCGAGATGTAATTGGCCGTGCCAGTGCCGCCTACGCCGCCATTGATGCCGTGCACGCCAAGCTGTGTAATGCGCGCGGCTGTTGCTCCAGCAAGGGTCTGAACCGTGGTCTCGTCGGCGCTGATCTGATTCGGGAAGGCTCTCTGCACCATCCCGGTGAAGATGTTGACTACGCGCTTGTGGTTGGCAGAAGCGTTGTTGCCCTGGAATGTCGAAGATCCAACATAGCCGATCACCACAGGGGTCGTGCCACGCAGCACAAGCAGCGCTCGCATCAGGGGTGGCATGGGATCCCGCGGCTTCTTGATCTCCAGACGAACGCTGTCAATGAGCGCCTTGAGGCGAGCCTCCTGCGCAACCATCAGGCCAGACCAGCCTCGAAGTACGCAGCGAGGTCAGCGTCCGGGTTGCCGATGGCGTCGATGGAGACCGCGCCGAGGTTGCCGATACCGAAGGCCTTCTGGTCGGCGGTGTAGGCGACGACCTGGTCGATCCGCAAGCGGTTGGCGAGGGCTGTGAGGTCTGCACCCTGGCCAGCGTCAACGTAGGACTTGAACTCGGACAGGGTGTCGGTGGCTTCGCCGACTCCTCCGAGGACATCGGCCTTGACCGCAGCTGCCACCTCGCTCAGACGCGACTCGCTCTTGGTCGAGCTGTAGGTCGTCGTCTGCGAGGGCGTGGTGTCGTTGATCGTCGCACCGCCCGCGCTCCCGCTGATCGCCTTGACGCGACCGTCGACCTCGTTGAGGGCGTTGACGATGCTGCCGCGCGCCGTGGTCGTCAGGTCGGCCAGCGGGCCGATGGCAGTGGTGATGCTGTTGAACTTGTTGCGGATGCTGAGCAGTGCAGCCTTGAGACGCGTTTCCTGGGTGGCCATCAGATCAATCCATTCTCGAAGTAGAGCGCGAGGTCTTCGCCATTGTCGTACACGGGGTGAGGGGTGAGGGAGTCGATGTGGGCTTGCAGAGCCAGGCTGTTGCCGTCCTGGATGGGGATGTTCCCGTTAGCGTCAGGCAGGATCCCGCCGACGCTCTTGACGGGGTAGCGGGTGACGACGGTGGGCGGGCCGATCTCCTGCTGTGTGATCTCGTCCAGATCCAACGTCGGCTCTCCGGTGAACACCTGGAAGCTGTGCACAGCGGTCTGAGCCTTGTTGAGCTGGAGGTAGCGCAGCGAGACCTCGTAGGACCAGCCGTTGTACTCGGCTCCGGTCTCGTCGACCCATCCCGGCGCGTCGATCGCAGCCAGGACAAGCAGCTCATCAGCGTTGGACGCCTTGTGCTGCGTGGCCAGGGGTAGCATTCGCACTCCCGTGGGCTGATGAACCAAGTACTCGGCTCCGGGCATGATGGCTCGGACGGTGGCAGTGACGTCGACCCGGGAGCCTTCAGCTGAATAGCCCCTGGACCAGGCGACATCCACAGTCGGAACGCCCTCGGGCCACGCCATCAGACGACCTTCTTCTTGGGCTTGGACGTCTTGGGCTTGTTGCTCTTGAGACGCTTGCCCTTCTTGGTGCCGGGGTTCGGCTTGCCGCCCATGATGCCTCCTTTGTCGGAGGAGAGTCTACCGGCCCCGCTGATACTGGGCGTGTGAGATGATCGCGTGCTCTTGCTCCTGGACATCCTGCTTGAAGTGTCCTCCGAAGAAGCGTCCGAGCGCCTCAGGAGCGTGGTCGTCCTTCTTCATCGGGTTCTCTTTGGCGTTGGAGGTCTCAGACACCGTTTCCGGATACCGATAGTCGTTCATCTCTCGGATCGTCTCCTTGCAGGATCGATCGAAGAACAGACGGGGCTTCTTGTCGGGGTCGCCGTCCTCAAGGTGGTCCGGGCCGGGCACGAGCCAGCGGCGGATGAGGTCGATGCGATCGGCGAGGACTCCCCCGGTCCCGCTCTGGGGCAGGACGCCCAGCGCGTTGGCCAGGGTGGCGCTAGCACCGGGGTCTTCTGGGTCGGGGTACAGGAGCGACGCCTTCCTGGCCAGAGCACCCAGTTTTGGGTCGGAGGCGATGTCTGCTGCGAACTCCTGGCTGGTGCGGTTGCGCTGGTAGTACTCCGCGCACACCCAAACCTTGCCCCAGATGTCAACTTGCACGAACAGCATCACGTTCGGGTTGGTGAAACCATAATCTGTAGCCAGGTACACCGGCCAGCGCGGGTCGTACGGGTAGTCTCCAACGTTGTCCTCTTCGGAGAAGCGCTTGAACACGCGTCCGGTGAACTCCGTGAAGTCGGCTTCGATCTCCTGCTTGAACTTCTCCTCGGTCATGTCGCCCTTCATGTCGAGGATCTCGGGATCCATGGCGCCACCGGGGAACAGGTAGTTGTTCGTCCAAGAAGGCTGGCGCGTTGACCACCACTGCGGATCAGCTGGGTTCTGTCCGCGCATGTAGAGGTCGTAGAACCAGTTCTTCCCCTCTGGAGTGCTGGCGAACAGCGCCCAGGAGCCTTCACGGGCGTAGTCGGCGAGGGTCGGGCGGATGTACTTGGTCCAGACCGTGGGCTTGAGCTTGCTCGCCTCGGCGAAGACCGCACCCATGAGCGCCTCACCGACCAGGTTCTGAGGGTACTTGGCGCTCTTGGCGTGCACGAGGAAGCGCCCGCCGAACAGCGACACCGACATGTTGGTTCCGTCGGCGCTGTAGTACGTGCCCGGCTGGTCGAAGTCCATCCCCAAGCCGACCATGTCGTTGTACATGACGCGGAATTCCTTCTCTGCGTCGCTGTACTCCGGGCCGACGATCCAGTACTCGTGGCGCTTGCCCTTCGGATTGAGGGTTTCCTTGGCGTAGTACGCCTTCATCGCAGCAGCAGTCAGCTCGTGACCGCCCAGGTTGGACTTGCCGTAGCGTCGTCCGCAGCTCGCGAGGCGGAACCGAGCCATCCGCCGGGCTGCGTGGACGTGGACCTGTCCGTCGTGCGGCTTGTACTCCACCTTGTCGAACAGCTTGCGCATGGACATGCTCTTCTTGCGCCCAGTGTTGTCGCGCGTGTTCGGGATCGTGGTGGTCATCCGAAGAGTTTACCCCGAAACGAGAGAAGCCCCTGTCTCTCAACCCACCCGATGGGGAGAGACAGGGGCTGGGGCAGGCCGTTCACGCTCCGCCGCACATGTGAGAGCCTACTCTGTCAGCAGGTCATGCGGCAAAGCAGGCAGAAGTAACGATCCACCTTCAACAGCAACACTCTAACGCCATGATCGCACAACCGGACCGAGCTAGCAAGTCTCATGCCTGATATGGCTTTGTCCTGCACCCTCGCTGCGCTCATCGGACCACGCCGCCCTTGGCAACGACATGCTCCTGTATGCTGCGAGAGGCGCTCCCGGGGTTGAAGCGCACCTTCGTACGCTTGCCGCACCAACATACACCCTGGAACATGGGATCGCCGTGCACGTACACTTCGACGACCGGCATCTCGAAGTGCGCGGGCAGCTCAGGCACAGAACACCGGCCTGGTGAACGCGTCATGGAGCTTGAACTCAATGTACGCCTTGTACACGAACGAGAGTTGGGTGATGGACACCTTGCGACCGAGATCTTCTTGCATCCTAACGACGGCGTCGTAGAACTCAGTGTCACTCATCGATCTCCACCCCCAGCACCAGGAGGGCGTGTTCGAGACCCTGTCGCTTGCCCAGGAGCTGCACATAGCTGAGCGTGTTCGACGACGTGTACTTGTTCATCTGCCCGTGGAGACGGTCGATCTCTTGCTTGATGCGCTTGATGTAGACGGCGTTGTTGGAGTCGGGCTTGTGCGTCGTACCGCAGAAGCAGAAGCCCTCGGTCTCGTGCGACATGGCGACCATCTCGCCGCTCGGCTTCGGTTCCCGATCGAACGGGCGCTGGTCTTTCAGCTTGCGCAAGTCGACCGCCCAGAAGAACTCGGGGTGTTGTCCGCTGTCGAACTCGACCTTGATGCCGAGATGCTCGTTGTGTCCGACGACGGTGCCATGGCTGACATAGCCGTCTGCAGCCACGCGCGTGTCGACGGGGTAGTAGTGCACCTCGTTCATGTGCAGATCGAACTTCTCGGGTGTCGGGAACACGAGGCCGTGTTCGGCACAGGCGTTGCTAGGCATCAGTGGTTCTCCTCGATCTGACGGACGGTCCGGACGGTGACCTGGTATGCCTCGAAGGACTCTCGCGTGTCTGCGATGGCAGAGTCGGTCGGGAAGTCTCGCATGTGCGCCATGCTCTCTTGCAACCCCTGATACGCCAGTCGCATACGCTGCTTCGCGATGCGCAAGCGTGCTCCATAGCTCTCAGGGTCGATGATGATGGCGGTGTCCCAGATGCTCCCACCGACGATGCTGCCGGAGCTGCGGTTGAACCGGGCGTCGTTGTCCAGGACGAACTGGGTCTTGGTCATGCGCACGATGGTGCGGATCCGAATGCTGTCGTTGCGACCGGTGACAGCGACCTTGCTACCGACTTCGAGTGTGTCCAGGAAGCGCATTGTTACCTCTCTTGGCTGGTCCTTCCAGCCGCTTGTGTTCGAGTATACGGGTTTTCGCGAGATCCCGCAACTCGTTGGCTCAGCAGGCTGCGTGGGTGTCGGCCATGCGATACGCGCGGTCGTGAGTGCCGGACTCGCCGCACACCTTGCAGACTACATAGAGGCCGTAGCGGTTCGGGCTGACCTCGAACTTGTCGCCGATCACAGCCTGGAAGCGAACAACCTCAGCCTGGATCTCTGCAACGGTAGCCATCTTGAACATGGTCTCGGCCCTTCCAGCGGGTGGTCCTTCCAACCGCGTAAGAACAGTATGCTCCATCTTCTCGGGAAAAGCAAACACCCCGCACTTTCCGACTCGGCGAGTTGGAGTTACGGGGTTGTCTGCTCGGCCATGGCAACCGAGATCCGGCAAGCGGGATCAGCCTACTCGCTCTTGGCGAGGTGGTTCCCGTTGGCTGCGATGCGCATGAGGCGCTCGTGGATGACCTGTAGTGCGCCGATCTCGGCCACGATGGACCCGCTCGGCTCTGTGGCGTACGTAACCATCTCGGGCAGACCTGCAGCCCACGCTTCCTGTTCGCCCTGCAGGTAGCGGACTGAGATGGCGAGAGCCCAGTCCGTCACGAGGTACTCGCCCGGGCCATGGGCGCTGTCCACGAAGCGCTGCGTGTTCGCGCTGAGCGCCTTGATGGCGTCCAGCTCACCAGCCAGCGAGTCCTCAGCCTTGGGCTCTTCGATGTCGAACTCGCCTCGGTTGATCGCTGCCCACACCTTGTCGAACTCGCGGAGCGTGTCTTGCCCCTTGGCCTGGGCCGCGTTCTGCATCGCGGCCTGCACCTGCACCTTGTTGATCGCGTTACTCATCGCCGTACTCCTCCAGCACTTGTTCTTCTTGGATGGTCTCGATGCCCTCTTGCAGGACACCCTTGGTGACGTGTGGTGCCTGTCCGAGGTTGCGGATGACTGCGTAGTCGTCGTGGATGGTTCCGTCCTCGGACATGTGGCGTATCTGCACGACACACGCGAAGTCCATCAGGAACGGGTGCACCTCTCCGGCCATCTCGGGTGCGTTGTCCCAGCGCTCCTGCATGTAGTCCTGGATGGCGTCCTGCAGGGTGCTCAGCGCCTTGCGGTTCTCGGGGCTCATGGGCGGGATCGAGCTGGCGCTCACGACATGCCTCCCCACAGCACGTACGACACGAGGACGCCGACCACGATCGTCACCACGAAGGCCCACTCCCAGGGCTCAGGGCGCTTCTGGTGCATGTGCTGGCTCATGAGCCGCCCTTCGCGGGCTTCGGATTGAAGCCCTTGGCGCGGTCCTTGTGGGCCTTCTGGTCCCGCTCTCGGCCGTCTCGCGACGCCTTGCGGGCTGCACGGGCATCCAGGACGTGCTGAGGCGTCTCGAAGCTGCGGATGTCGTGCCGGAGGGGGCGCTCTGGCTCGACACCCCACGCCTGTCGCTGTTCATCCAGCTCGGCCTGGCTGTTGATGCCCGCCCATCGCTCGGGGTCTTGAGGGTGCATGGTCCGGTTGAGCGGCGACTCGTTCAGCTGCTTCACGAGCTTGACACCCGTGGTGCGTGCGACGTTGGGCTCCATGCCACCCTTGATCAGCTCCTGGATGATGCGCTCGTCCTCGGTCATCTCCGGGTTGAGCTTCTGCAGGATGGACTCACCGGCCATGATGAGCTGCGTGGCTACCTCCCGGGCACCGTCGTCGTCTGGGCTGTAGTTCGACGCCTTGATGAACACGTCGTACTCCTCAGCCAGCTCGCCGTTGAAGCTCTCCAGGCGTACGAACCCGACCGAGATGGCCTGCACCCCTGGTTCAGACAGTTGGCCTTCTACGATGTCGAGCCGGGTGTTGAGCTGGATGTCGTCAGATGTCTCCGAGGTCATCGTCTTCCTCCTCCTTGGTGATTGAACTCGCAATACTACGCTGCTCGTCAACGTCGATCAGGATATCAGCCGCCACATCCTCGAACTTGTTGGTGACCTCGGCCTTGAGCTGCACGTTCTCGGGCGTCTTCCCGGCGAAGCGGTCGATGATGTAGGTGGCGGCCTTGACCTTGGCTGCGTCGCCCGGCTGTGCACGGTAGTCCGGCTTCATCACGTACGCCAGCGTGTCCAGCGCCTTCAGCACGAGCGGGTTCAGCCCCTCGGTGAAGCGCTTCTGCTGTTCGATGCGGATGGCTGTGTAGAACTCCCGAGGGATGGACAGCGGCACGCCACCCTTGAACGTGCCGTCGCGAGCCTTGAGCTGACCGCGCATGACCTCCTCGTCGTCCAGGTCTTCCACAGACAGCGTGCCATCCATGAAGCCTGCATACCGACTCGGAGGCGGACGTAAGCGCTTCTTCTTGGGCTCCTCGCTGGACTCCTCCTTGGGTCGCCCAGCCCGGCTCACCTCAGCCACGCTCAGCCACCCACCCCTGAGCCAGGCCGTGCTCGTGTGTGACGAACCTCGTGCTGGCTGGTAGCACCTCACGCTCGTGCTGAGTGGGCGCGAGCTGTCCAGGACGCATGACGAACACGTCCTCGGGACACGGCGTCTTGCCGAACGCTGTGCGCACGGCGTCCAGGTCGCGCTTGGCGACGACACGCCCCTTGACACGGCGGTCTGCAGCATCCTGCTTGTCGAGCCAGTCCTTGAACATCTCGGCGGTGTTGAGCGTGTCGTTCTCGTCTGACCTAGAGCTAGCCTGGTACGATGCAGCCGCCATCAGTGCAGCCTGTGCGTTCGTGGTCATGCGTTGTCCCCTGTCGTACTAGCTCCTGAGTTGGACACCCCTACTGGAGGAATGATTCCAGCGCCGCTGTAACGCGTCGAGGTCTGCGTGGGTGCGTGGTAGACCACACCCACATTCGCCAGCCATTTCGGGAAGATTTGCACATCCCTCCCCGAGGGTTCCACATGGTTGTAGTGCGAGTGCCACAGCACGAACTCGACGCGGGGCGTTACAGCCGCTTTACGGGCCATATCCGCCGCCTTTACAGCCGACATTCCGCCTCGGCGCAACAGGTACTCCTACACACGCCGT